GTATTGGGTGGGGTGTTGCTATCAAAAACAACAAAATCTCTATATATACGTTTTTTTTTTATTTTTCATTTCCTATATGACTTTTCAAAAAGCATATGAACAACCCACCCTTTTAACCTAAATAGAAAAAATGGGGTAGGGAAACTACCCATGCATTTTTGTTTTTACAAAACTACATCCGGTTGCCCTCTAACCCCGCCACCCTCGAAGGTACGCAATCGCATAGGGGTTTGTTCTAATCACGACAAAGTGATACGCTCTTGACCGCTGTAGTCTTATGTAGCATAATGTTACCTAAAGAAGCAGGACGCATGCCGCGTCCTGTATCAGTCACTGAGGAAAAAAGATGAATGTCATTACTAAGACGCTGATCAATCGATCGATGATCGATCGAGTAATTCGCTGCAATGCGCATGCCGGCCGCGCATCGTGGCTCTGGAACAGCCGCCCGAAGACGCTCGCTATGGCGATGCTGCGGGAGGAGGACCAGTCGCCTGCGCAAATTCCGTTCGATGGCTTCTATGGCGGCTGCTTAATCGCTGCATTCGATGACGCGGTCAATGCTGCGCTTACTTACTACGAAGAAGCAGACGACTGCGAGCTGACCACCGAAGAGCTTGGAGACTGCGCCGGCGACTGCATCATCAGCGCTGCCGATGCGGTCGAAATTGCACGCGCTTGGGTCAGTCGCTACGAGGACTATCTAAGCGACGCGGCGAACGACCTCGCGGGCGAGAACGACCAGCAGGATCAAATTCAACTGCACTTTGCTTCTTACAACGCTGAAGCGAATCCGGCCGGCTACTGGCCGTGGAGTGATGAAGAAAAGCCCATCGCTTACATCTCTAAAGCCGACTTGCGCCGGCTCCGCAAGCTCGCAGCTCAGGCGCCGGCCGAATACCGCGAGGACATTTGCGAAACGGTCGACTTCGCAGGATACGTCCGTAAGCGCTTCACGCCTTCGAGCGGTTGGATGCCGTTTTACTCGGCGGACGTCCGCGAGTGGGGCCCGGTCACGACGTGGGGTACAGCGCAAATCGGCGTTCTCCTTGACTTTATTTGCCCCGACCGCCGGTTGACTGAATACGGCCTTGACGACCGTATCAATGAATGTATTCAAGAGCTCGCAGGCGCTGCGCTTGACTCGCGGATCGAAGCGCACAAGGCCGCCTAATTAACACGCACACAACGGGCGGACAAACCGCCGCCCATCACTGAGGAAAAAAATCATGTTCGTAAACACACTCTCGCAAAAGACGATCGAAGCTCTTGACAGTGAAGCCCGCGACCTTCTCGAAAACGCCGCTACGCCTGCCGGCACGCGTTTTATATTTTCGATCCTTGACGGCCGGGACCCCGCGACGCTTTCGATGCTGATGCGCAGCGCGGCAGCTTACTTAGATCGCGCCGACTCGGACGACGCAGATTGCGCGTTTGAGCCGCTCAGTCTGACGGTTTTCAAGAGCGAAGGCGGCGATTTCATCGTCGACGCTGATCTTGCGGTCGGCGGCCCCACGATCCGCGCTCGCTACGAGTCGCGCTGGGACTCTCTCGAAGTGACTGCATCGTGGGGCGATTGCACTGTGCAGATTTATCAGCCCTTCGGCGACTCGTCGTATCTGGGCGTCCGACTCGCTGAGTTCGGCAGCATGTAAGGGGGCTCGATCATGAAAGAAGACCTCCCGGATTTCCGCCATTTCGCACCTGCTCGATGCCTGCTCAGCTCCGGCCGCGTGCTGGCTGTTGAAACGGATCCAGAACCTTTTTTTCAAATGGACTCTGATCTTGCAGCGTTCTCATTCGCGTATTGCGCAGCGGCGAATGCCGCCGCAGCGGTCTTTCTGATTTACGACGATGCGCAGGATTACGTACGTGCCGAACCCGCTGATTCGGTCAGCGGCGTATGTCTTCTCGAAAGCGAGGCGGTTGGTACTCATTTAGCTGAGTACTTCGACTTAACCCCCGCCGAAGCTGATGAAGTAAACGAATTCTTTGCGAGGGATCGATCATGAAAGTTATAGCGAAGCTAAGCACGCGGCTTTTCAACTCGGACGCCATCCGCGACGCCTTTGTAAACGGGTGGGTCGATGCCGGCGGCACAACCTCAGACTGCGAAAGCGATTCGCCGTGGTGCTGCCCATGGCTGTGGGCGGATTCCATTCGCGTCGAATGGGACGCGGACGAGTCCACGCCGGACGGTCTCACGGATGCGGAGGCCGCGGCTTACCAAATTGGCGCGGCTTACTGGCGAGCAGTCGGCCCCGAAGTCCTCGCGTTGATCGAGGAAGAAAAAGCGTACTGCGCTTGAAAACACTGAGGCGAAAAAAAGATGACAAAGATCTACAAAGTTTCGGACGACGGTCAGCTGATCGAGCAGCTGACGACTGACGAAGTGAAAGCGATTGCACGTGAGCAGCTGTCAAATGCCCGTCGCGACGCTGAACTTACGCTCGAAGAAGCGAAGAGCTTAATCGCTTCTTCGGAGGCTGAGGATTGTCAACACATTTGTTTCAGCTTCGATGAAGCGATGAGCTTCGCACAAGGCCTCCGAGAAATGCGCGTTGCCCGTGACGCTGAGCAAGTCCAGCCCACCCCGTCGAAAGGCCTTACCAAAGCCGAAACCTTCGCTAATGCTTTCGATCGTATACCGCGTGACGAAAGAAATTTCGCCGATGAAGTCCTCGCGGCGCTCGTGGCACGCGAGGCCCGCAGGGTTGCGGTGAGCATTTATGAAACGTGTCCGCAGTCTTATGACAGTACGCAGCGCTGTACGTATGCGGACGGGTCAGTTCTCTACATAGACAACCCGCAGCAGCGCATATATCCGCTGCACATTCGCACTGAATAACCCCCGCGCGGCGGTTTGACTCAGCCGCCTCGCGTTTTCCTCCGGCCTCGCGCCGGAGGCTTTTTGAAGCTGCTTTACCAGCGCGTGAGGACGCTTCAAAAAGTCGCATTGCTTTTTGTATTGGGCGGCTTTTTTGTTTCCTTTTTCTCTGAAACCGGAGCATTTTTTCTATGGAAATTCAAATCAAAATCGATGCTACGCCGGCCGCCGTGACCTGCGCAGAAGGCTTGGGGCTGTTGGGCGCGGGGCTCAAAGCTTTGTCGAAAATACAGCTAAAAGAGCCGCAAAACAGCCGCGAATCCGCACCAGAGGCGCCGGCTCCCGAACCGGCCCCAACTGCGGAGGAACCGGCTCCTGAACCGACCCGACAAGCCGCCGCGAACCGCGGGGAGGCGCGGCAAATTTCTGCCGAAGAGCCCGCACACCAGGAAGGCACGGCAGCTCCCGCGGCCGAGCTGCATACGCATGCGGATATTTTGACGATCTGCGCGGCCTTGAAGCACGACTACCCCGAAGCCTTCACGCCGGCGGCCGGCCTTCAATTTACGCGTGATGCCTGTAAAGCCGCAGGCGTCGATTCGATTAAGCCGACGGATCCCGAAGCGGTGGAACGTCTTTATCAGGCCGTTGCAAAGATGGCCGCCAATTTCCGCACGCTGCAGGGAGGCGCGGCAAATGGCTAAGCATGCCGTCCTTTCGCCGAGCGCGGCGCATCGATGGTGCAATTGCCCGGGCTCCGTCGCCCTCACCAAAGATCTGCCGAACGCCTCAAGCCCTTACGCAGAGGAAGGCACACGCGCGCATCGCCTTGCTGAGCTCGCCTTAGCGTACTGGCGAGAGGCGGAGCGCCTTACGGACGGCTATGGCTTTGCAGGCGATCCGAGCTATGCCGCAGTGCGGGACGAATATTTTGCGCTTCGCGACAAAGCTGGCGAGGAAATGGATGCAGCTGTCGGCACGTACCTTCAAGCCATTGAAGCTAAACGCCCGTTTGGCTGGCTCAAGGTCGAAGAACGTTTAGACGTTTCGGGCATCACTGGCGAAGAAGGCGCGGCAGGCACTGCGGACTGCGTAATGCTCCAAGGCGACACGCTTTGGGTCATCGACTTTAAGTACGGCAAGGGCGTTCGGGTAGCCGCTGAGCATAACGATCAGCTTTCGATTTACGCGATTGCAGCTTACGACCAGCTCGATTTCTTCGCGCAGGCCGGCGTGCAGCAGATTGGTCTCCAGATTGTTCAGCCGCGCATCGATCACATCGCCGAGTGGGTTTTCCCGGTCTCCGAGATTGAGGGCATGCGTGCCCGCTTCAAGGAGGCGGGAGCCGAAGCGCTCAGGGAGGCGCGGCGGTACGACGAGGACCACGGGGCAGCGCTTCAGCTTAACCCGTCTGAGGGCGCCTGCCGCTTCTGCGGTGCGAAGGCCACGTGCCCGAAGCTTCGCGAGCAAGTGACGGAGCTTGTCGAATCGCAGTTTGAAGTCCTGCTGCCTGCGGAGATGCCTGCGGCGCCCGAAGCGATCCCTGTTCCGCAGGAGATCGATGAGCTTGCCAAGGCATTGAAGTGGGTACCGCTCGTACGCACATGGTGCGATGCCGTCAGCGACGCCGCCCTGTCCAAGGCCTCGGCGGGCGAGGACATCCCGGGCTTCAAGCTCGTTGCAGGCCGCGCCGGCCCGCGGCAGTGGGACAAGGCGCAGATCGAACAGGTCACGAAGCTGCTTAAAGGCGGCCTCCGTGTGGCCGATCTCTACGAAAAGAAACTCATTTCTCCGACCTCGGCGGAGAAGTTGATGAAAGCCGGAACGCTTGGGGAGGCGCGGTGGAAGAAGCTCGGGAAATTCATCACGCGCTCTGAAGCCAAAAACGCCCTCGTGCCGGAATCCGATCCGAGGCCCGCACTGCCGAAGGTGGAAAGCGCCTTCGACGTGCTCCAGTAACAGCCGATAGCTATATAGGAATGAAAGCAAATGGCGATTAAAGATCCTTGTGTTGCACTCATCAAGTGCCGCCTGCAAACCCCTCATCTCTATGAACCGTACACCGACAAGTACGGAAAGACCATGTACTCGTGCATTCTGCGCGTATACGACAAGGCTGAGTGGGCGAAGATCGAGGCGGGCAAGCGCGCTGCCTGTCAGAAAAAGTTCGGCGTCGATGCCGATAAGAAGCTTAAGAAGATCAACGGCAATCCAAACTGCTGCCTGCTTCGTGAGCCCGACGACGACGACTCTTACAAGTTTATGAAGGCCACGCGCAAGCCCGAAGATGGCTGCCCCAAGCTGATCGACCGTGCGAAAAACGGTGTTCCGCAGTCCGCGGGGCTCTTTGTCTCCGGCGCAGAGGTTTTCGCCCTTGTCTCCTTCTGGGCGTACGACAACCAGTCGACGGGCGTAGGCGCCACGATCCTTGGCCTGCAGTGGGTCAAGGAAGGCGAACCCTTCGGCGGCGCGCCGATCGCCAGCGACGATGACTTCGACGCGCTCGACGATACGGGCGACGAAGAAGTGGACTCGTACTTCTAAACGGCCCTTGCCAGAGCGTCTTCATCTCCCCCATGAGGACGCTCGAGCAAGGGTCGTGGGGCAAAGCTTCTGACCGGGAAACCGGGAGCGTCGAGGTTATGGGTCGCGTAGCTGCAGTCCCTCCTCCCTCGATAACAAAGGCGGCGTGCGTTCCGGCGCAAGAGAGTTGACTGCGATTCGCCTCCTCACGATCCCACCGATTTTTAAGCATTAACGATAAGGCCTCGCGAGTGTATGACGTTCGTCCGAGACTTGATCCTTTTGCATTAAAGGGAAGAACATGTACTTGATCTATGCCGACACGGAAACCTTCAGTTCGCAGGATCTTTCGCGGGTAGGCGCGGCGCGGTACGCCGAGGACGCCCAGATCATTCTTTGGAGCTATGCGGAAAACGATGAGCCGGCGAAAGTTTGGGATCGGCTGAGCAGTCCGCAGATGCCTGCGGATTTGAAACGCATGTGGTCAAGGCTTTTCACCGATCCAGACGCGCGGGTTGTCATGCACAACGGCATGAACTTTGACCGTCGAGTGTTCGCGTCTAACGGCTACGGCGAAATCCCTGCCGAGAAGATCATCGACACGATGGTTCTGGCCTATGAGCACGCGCTGCCCGGATCTTTGGAGCAGCTTTGTGAAGCCTTTCGTCTCGATGCCGACCACGCCAAAGACAAAGACGGCAAGCGCCTGATCCAGATCTTTTGCAAGCCTTTGCCGAAGAACTACAAGCTGACTCGAGCCACGCCGCAGACGCATCCCGCCGAGTGGGAGCGCTTCAAGAACTACGCGCGCCTTGACATCGAGTCTATGCGCGCGATTTACAAGAAGCTGCCGAAATGGAACGCCACTCCGCAGGAGCGTCGTTTGCAGGCGCTCGATGCCGTGATCAACTCGCGTGGCATGTGCATCGACTTAGAACTGGCAAAAGGCGCGGTGGCGACTGCGGCTCGGCATCGCACGCATCTCGCCGCCCGCACGCAGGAGCTGACGGGAGGCGCGGTATCGGCCGCCACGCAGCGCGATGCGCTTCTTGAGTACCTGCGCACCGAGTGGGGGCTCGATCTTGCCTCGGCCACACGGGCTGAGGTGGAGAAACGCATCGCTGAGCCGGGTATTCCAGAGCCGGTGAAAGAACTTCTGCGTGTTCGTATTGCCTCGACCAAGATCAGCGTGCAGAAATTCCAATCGGTGCTGAACGCCGCCTGCGAGGACGGTCGTCTGCGCGGCTGCCTGCAGTTTCGCGGCGCCAGCCGAACTGGGCGGTTCTGCCTTACCGGGGACCATGAAGTACTCACGCCCAACGGTTGGGTTCGGTTAGACCAGTGGAGCGGCGGCCGCATTGCGGTTTGGAATAAGGAGTCTGAGGCGATTTCGTTTCAGGATTCGGAGGCGCTAGCCTTCGACTATACCGGCGCTATGTATGTTTACGATTCAGTTCGCTGTGCGCAGATTTGTACGCCGGACCACCGGATGCCTTTCCTTGGCAAGGATGGCCGATGGAAGGTTGACACCGTCGAACATCTTGCGACTAAAGGTGGGGTTGTGATCCCGTTTACCGGTTTTCGTAAACCACCTTCGACAATGGATCACGACTTGTTGCGTGTGCTCATCATGACGCAGGCCGACGGGCGCTTTACCGAGGACGGTCAGGTTGTGTACAACTTCAAAAAGGCTCGCAAGGTCGAGCGTTGCAAGATGCTGCTACGCAGGGTTGGCGTGCCGTTTGTGGCCGATTCTTACGAAAGTGGTGTGACGCGCATTGCGATTCTGTCTCGCTTTGTCCCCCTCTGGCTTCGGTTGTTCAAGGGGAAGGAATTCGGTTTTTGGCTCTTCAACGAAAGTTCGGACGTTATTTTCGATGAGCTTCCCGAGTGGGATGGGTATCGCTGCGGGCCGAACTCCATTCAGTACTGCGCAAAGTCCAAACACAACGCCGATTTGATTCAGGCTCTTGCCGTTTTATCCGGCCGCACCGCGACTTGCCTAATTAAAAAGCCGGCAAAGGCGCATTGGTCAGACTGCTATGTCGTAAATATTTGGTCGACGCCCGGCAAAGGTCACCGTCTGACAGAAGCGCCAACAACCACCGAGTTCGACGGTCGGGTTTACTGTGCCAAGACACCCACGGGCTTCTTTGTCGTCCGCCGAAACGGCCGAGTTTGGGTCACGGGAAACTCGGGACGTATCTTCCAGCCGCAAAATCTGGCTCGTCCGACGATGCGCAATGACGAGATTGAGTTCGCCATCGAGGCCACGAAGGGAGGGCTGTTGGATACGTTCTATGAAGACCCAATGCCCGTCCTTTCAAATCTTTTGCGCGGGCTCATCATCGCGCCCAAGGGGAAGAAGCTCGTCGTCGCCGATTACTCAAATGTCGAAGGCCGTGTACTGGCATGGCTTGCCGGAGAGGAATGGAAGCTCAAGGCTTTTCGCGACTTTGACGCCGGCGTCGGGCACGACCTGTACAAGCTGACCTATGCCCGTGCATTCAACGTCAAGCCGGAGACCGTCACGAAAGCGCAGCGCCAGATGGGCAAAGTGCTCGAGCTTGGCATGGGCTACGGCGGGGGCGCCGGCGCTTTCCGTACGTTCGCTCTCGCCTACGGCATCGACCTGCATGACATGGCGGATGCCGTGAAGTCCTCGATCAACCCGACCATTTGGGCAGAAGCGTGTGAGTGGTACCCCAAGGCGCTGCTAGGCGGCTTCACCGAAGGCATGGACAAGGAGGTTTTCCTTGCCTGCGATTCGGTGAAGCGAGCCTGGCGCAAAGCCAACGCCCAGATCGTGCAGTTTTGGTACGACATGGACGCCGGTGTTCGGCAGGCGGTTATCGAAGGCGGCCCTGTGCGTGTTGGCCGGCACATTACCGTAGATAAAAAAGGAAATTACCTGCGTGTACGTCTGCCTTCCGGCAGGTACCTCATCTACCCCTCCCCTCGCATAGACGACGACGGGATCAGCTACTTCGGCGTTGCTCAGGTAAGCCGCAAGTGGGCGCGTATTCGGTCATGGGGCGGAAAAGGGGTAGAGAACGCTACCCAGGCTGCGGCTTGCGACCTTCTGTGCGAGGCGCTTCTGAACTTGGAAGCAGAGGGCTACCAGACCGTGCTCACGGTCCACGACGAAGCGATTTGTGAGGTGCCTGACACTGCCGAGTTCAGCGCTGAGCGCATGGAAAAGATTATGTGCCGTCTCCCGAAGTGGGCGGCCGGCCTGCCGCTTGCTGCAGCGGGATTTGAATCGCTTCGGTATCGGAAGGACTAAGCATGTACCACACAACCAACGATACGACTACCGTGATCGGCTGTGCAACCGCTACGGTAATCGCGGACACGATGGCCGAGCGCACGGGCGGCCGCATCATGACACTCGAGCTCGTTTATCCGCGCATTATCCACGCAGAATTTCTCACGCACCGGGTGTTCAGCCGCAACGCGGCCAGTTCTCGTGCGACGCCCGTCGCCACCTGTCTTGAAGAGGTAGAGCGCCGCCCCTACGTCCCCGCCCAGTGGCTTAAGAACAAACCGGGCATGGCAGGCGGAGAACCCTTTAACGCGGAGGATACAGCGGCGATTGCGGCGGACATCAAGTTGCTTCGGCAAATGACAACCGCAGTCGTGCGGCGGCTCATGGAACGCGGCGTCAGCAAACAGCAGGCGAACCGCTATCTTGAGCCCTTCATGTACATCCGCACACTCGTCACGGCGACCGACTGGGACAACTTCTTCAAGCTTCGGCTTGATAAGGCGCACGTTCAGCCGGAAATGTACGACCTTGCCCGGGCGATGCGTACGGCCATTGATAAGAGCACATCTGCCGTCGGCCGCATTCACCTGCCTTACATCGACTGGGACGTCAGCGGGGCCATCGGAGACGAAGACTGTGTGGCCGCGATGATTAGCGCCGCACGATGCGCACGAGTCTCGTATCTCACGCACGACGGAAAAGCGCCCGACAAAGAAAAAGACTTGGCGCTGGCCAATCGCCTGTGGGAGGAAGGGCACCTTTCGCCCTTTGAGCATCAGGCATGGGCGACGTTTTACCCTTACTACTCCAGCAACTTCCGCGGTTGGTCAAGCGCACGCCGCTATTTTTCGGGGCAGGGCTAAATGGGAAAGCCTAGAAAAAAGTACAGGCCGAAGCCAGTGCGCATCATGCCGGCGATCGCTGATGTAGTGCTCGGGGATTTGTCGGACGGCGAGCGTGAGTTTCTGCGAGAGGCTGCGATGCATTCGCTCGATTTAGTGCAGCTTGGCACCGAAGACATAGGTGACTACGCGAACATCGATGCGGTTTTGCGGAACTTGTGGGTGTATGCGCTTCAGTTCGAGGAGACGGCGATTGTCCGAGTGCTGACGTTGATGGCTTCGTCGTGCCTGTCCGGACTATACGCCGGAGCGGGTGACGCTTTAGCAACCCGACGTCCCGGTACGGCAGTACGCAAGCCGCTCACGCATGAAGACCGCGTCGCTTTAGTGCGGCCGATTCAAGCGGCAATCGATATGTACTTCGAGCTTACGAAGACCGCTGAACGCAGAAGCGAGCTCGTCCGCAGCCAGTATGCCGCGGGCAAGATCAGGCTTCCGCGCGTCCATGAATTTTACTTGGTTGACAAAAGCTCCACATCGAAGGCGGATCAGAAAGCTTTCTGGCGCCGACGCGGCGTGGCCTTTGTCAACGGCCGAGCGGTGCCCGGCTATTACAAAACCGACAACTTGGGTCGGCTCATCTGGCGCATACCGCTCGAGCAGGCCCAAGTTGTCATCACTGACCCTACCCCCACCTATTTCATTAACGACGAGAGACTTTCAGATGCCGAAGAGGAAGCTTAGTTATTCCCCAAAACTTGTGGCCGAACTTGCCGTCGCGCTGCGCGCAGTGCCTGGCGCCGCTGATATCAACAACACCGAGCCTTTGGGCGGAACACTGTGGACGCTTGCGATGCTTATCGGAGCGAGCAAAGAGAAGGACCTTGTGAAGGCCGCGGAACGCACGACTGCTGCAGTCGGCATTCCTGTCGAGCTCGCGGACGGGTTGGTCAGCGTCGCCTATGCCTTCGTAGAAGCGATGGCCGAGGCGCGAGGCAAAGCCAACACCCGAAACGCGGCTGAGGCCTAACCGGAGAAAAAGAATGGATGAAGAAAAGACTGACATGGTGAATCACCCCTCGCACTACACGGCCTGCCGCATTGTGTTGGAGCCGGTCGATGCGACTGAGCTTCTTCCGCATCCTCTGGCGTCGGCGGTGGAGTACATCCTGCGGTCCCCATATAAGGACTCGGAGAGGCAGGATCTAGAAAAGGCGGTGTGGTGGCTGAAGCGCTTCCGTGACGTGGCGATGTATCGCCTCCCCCACTACGACGACTCGTACAGACTGCGCGAAACCGCAGGCGTGTATCTCCAGATGTTTTGCTGGCATTTCCCCTTGCTTTTGGGGCTGTGCAAGCTTCGTCCAGATGGCTTCGTCATCGAAGCTGAAGCAATAACTGAGGTGATCGAATGCATCAACGCTCGCATCGACGGGCTTAACAGTCAGGAGGAACAGCATGTCTGACAACAAATTTGCGCAACGCATGGCTGAGGCGGGCATTGTCCCCGAGGAGTTCGCGCTGGCTGTCTTAGGCGGTGACTGCAAGTCTGCGGACAAAATGCTGCGGGAGGCCTTCCCAGAAGGTATCCCGGCGGAAACGCTGCGAGAGAACCAGGCGTATCTCAAGGCGGTCATTGCCGTGACTATGTGGGCGGCCGCAGGAATGGGACGGCTTGCTGGGGAACGTGAGTGCAAGGAGAAGTCCGATGGCCGCAACGCCTGAAGGAAGTGTCGTGCAAGCGCTCATCCGCGAGTGTGAAGCACGCGGATGGGAACAGCGGAAGATCACGTACGAAGGGCGCGTCGGCGCTCCTGACCGCATGGTACTGGCGCCGAGCACGCTCTTCTTTGTCGAATGCAAGGCACCCGGTCAGGTGCCGACGCCAGTGCAGGCGCGTGAGCATGAGCGCATTCGACGTACCGGCACACGGGTTTACGTCTGTGACTCGGAGTGCTCAGTGGAGTACGTGTTTCGGCACATCGCGAACACAATCGAGCAACGCTCAATTCATCCTGATTGGAGATAGCCGTGGCTGATTTGCTTACAGTTATTCTGCTTACCGTCGCGGCCATTGGGTGCATCGCATTTGGGTTCTTTTGCGGGGCTCAGCTGTACATAGCTGTGCAGCGCCGTGATTGGAAAGAAGCCGCTGCCGGTGCGGTGATGCTTGTCCTAGCAGCGTGCTCTATGTTTTCCGTACTGGCGATGGGCGTGCTATGAAATTCACCCCTCGGCTGTACCAGCGTATGGCAATTGACTTCCTCCTCAAGCACCAGCGCTGCGCGCTTTACGCAGGCATGGGGCTTGGGAAGACGGTCTCCACACTGATGGCCGTTCGGCACCTGCAGGAGTGGTGGGGCGAAGGTCCCGCCCTCGTCCTCGCTCCGCTCCGCGTGGCGCAGTCCACGTGGCCGGATGAGGTCGCCAAGTGGGATGATCTGCAGGGCACTCGGGTCTCGGTAATCTGCGGCTCGGCCGTTCAGCGTCGTGCGGCGCTTGATAAGGACGCAGATATCTACACGATGAACTACGAGAACTTGGAATGGCTTACCTCTGAGCTCGAACGTCGCGGGAAGGAGTGGCCGTTTGCAATAGTTGTAGCCGACGAAGCCACGCGTCTGAAAGGTCTGCGTGCCAGACAAGGCTCCAAGCGTGCACGCGTACTGGCTAAGGCGCTCCCGAAGATCCGCCGTTTCATCGAGCTTACGGGCACGCCGGCGCCCAACGGACTTGAAGATTTGTGGGGGCAGATCTACTTCCTTGACCAAGGCGCCCGACTGGGGAAGTCGATGACGGTCTACCATGAACGGTTCTTTCGCCAGGTGCGCGTGGGCTCATCCCCGTTGGCCGTGCGTTACGAACCGCTTCCCGGTGCCGACCGGTTGATCCACTACAAGATCAGTGACATCGTGCTGAAGATCAATGCGGAGGAGTGGTTCGATGTGAAGGAGCCGATCTTCTCCACCGTTGCGGTTGACCTCCCCGACACGGCAAGGCGCCTTTACACAAAACTCGAGCGTGAGTTTTTGGCCGAACTTGAATCCGGTGCGGAAATCGAAGCGATGAACGCCGCGGTTAAATCGGGCAAGTGCCTGCAGCTGGCGAGCGGAGCGGTCTATACCGACGGGGAATCCTTCGAGGAGATCCACAAGGCAAAGCTCGATGCGCTCCGGTCCATCGTGGAAGAAGCCGGCGGCATGCCGATACTCGTGAGCTACCAGTTTAAGCACGAGGCAGTTCGCATTCAGCGGTCCTTCCCGAAAGCCAAGCTGCTCGACAAGAACCCGAAGACGCTGCGTGATTGGAACGCGGGGAAGATCCCCCTCCTCCTAGCGCATCCTGCGTCGTGCGGCCACGGCCTCTCAATGCAGGACGGCGGAAACATCCTCGTATTCTTTAGCGCCGGGTGGAACTTAGAACATCACGACCAGATCATCGAACGCATCGGCCCCACGCGCCAGAAGCAGGCAGGGCACGAACGTCCGGTCTACGTCTACTACATCGTCGCGAAAAACACGATGGATGAGGTAGTGCTTGAACGATTAAAGACCAAGCGAGACGTGATGGACGTTCTGCTCGAGAAGAAAAAGAAGGAGGCTCAGCCATGAAGCCGTTTGAACTAATGACAAAAAAGCAGGTGGCCGCCCTGACAGGCGTCAATGTTTCAACCGTCGACCGGCACGTGAAGGCCGGGCGCTTCCCCGCACCGGCGTACGTATTCGGTCGGCCCCGCTGGCGGCGTGAGGATGTGGAGCGCTTTCTGGCTCAAGCATTCAAGCCGATAGAACAGCACAATAAGGAAGTTAAAATGGTTGGCTAGAGCACGTGGTATTTTGGGAGAAGCTCCATGAAAACAAACGACGTGCTCTCCGGCCTTGGCGATACTGTCCGCAAGAAGGCCGAAGCCTACCTCGCTGAGCAGAAGGCTCAGCTTGATACCGAAACACGGCGCAAGGTTCGCGTCTTTTGGGTGTCTGTCTGCGTTGTGTCGTCCGCGGTATGCGGCATCGCCGGTTGGTATCTCCACGGTTTCGTGGGGTAACGCATGCTGCACGACCTCCTTCCTCGAACAGTCGAAGGGGCGCTGGCGATTTTCGGCGGCTGGCTTGGGCTGATATGGAGTGCAACGCTCCAATCAGTCGCGCCGCTGGCATGGTGGTTCGCGATCTTCGTGCTCGCGGACCTTATCACGGGTGTGTGGGCGGGAGTTAAGACGACCGGCTTTTCCTCGAAGGTGCTGTACGCCGGCATGTTCAAGAAAGGCATTGCCTTCGCAATCATCATCTTGGCGCACGGCCTTGACGTCAGCTTTTGGTACGTGCTCAAAGATCTCCCAGTCTTTCAATCCGTTGTGCTCTGCGCCTACTGCTGCGGGGAGTTCGGCTCGATCGTAGAAAACATCGAGCGGGCCGGATACGGAGATGCACTGCCGCCAACGCTGAGGAAGCTTTTCCTCTCCCTCGAAGAACGGCTCGCCAACGCCGTTGACAAAAAGCTTGACTCAGTCGGGCTTGAAGATAAGGACAAGTAATGGAACGACAAAGCTTCGGAAGCTACAGCTACGAGCTGGCTATAGCGTTCGTCAAGGCTGAAGAAACGCTACGCCTCAAAGCATACAAATGCCCGAAGGGCGTATGGACAATCGGGTGGGGCCATACGGGCGGCGTCAAAGAGGGCGACACCTGCACCAGAGAACAGGCTGAAGCGTGGATTCGCAGTGACTTGCAGTCCGCGCAAACCGGCCTAGCAAGATTTATCAACGTCCCTGTTTCAGCAAATCAGTTCATTGCGCTACTGAGCCTTGCCTTCAACATGGGCTCAATGGGCGTCGTTGATAAATGCCCAAAAATGCTGCGCGCGCTTAACGCTGGCGATTATGAAACTGCGGCCGATGAATTTCTTGACGTTACTAACGGCGGACTGGCGGGTCTTGTCGCTCGCCGCCGCAGAGAAGCAGAACTTATGAGGAGTTAATCATGAAAGAAAGGAAAAGCAAAGACGACTACTACATCTCTCCCGAAGTCGAAGAGCAGGATGCCCGCATCCGCAAGATGACGCTCGCGGATACCGTGGAGCTGATGGAGTCAGACGACTACAAAGACCGCTTTAAGGCGGAGTTTTACCAGACGCGTATCCGCATGCTCAAGCTCTTCGACATGCTCGATAAATGGGATGCCGGCACACTCGGCTTCGTGCCTGCCTGCGCCCGCTATCTGTATCTCATGCAGGTAAAAGGCATGGGTATCCAGATTCGAGCAATGCGCCGCAGAGCCAAGATCGAAGGTATCGAACTGTGAACTGGCAGACCGTCGGTGCGCTTGCCCTCTTGGCCGTCGGCTTTGCCGCGGGGTATGGCGTGAGGGACACCAAGGCCGACGCGGATATGGCCGAGCTGCAGAAGTCAGAGGCCTTAGCGCGTGCGGCACAAGGGAGAAAGGACTATGCAAAACTCGTTGCCGCAGTGGATGCCGCCGCTTCTGCCAGCGGCGATCTTAATCGTGCTCGCGCTGATGCTGAGCGGATGCGCCAGTCCTTCGAGCGTCGCCTGCGAAGAGCCGAAGCTCTTGCCCAAGACGCTGACGGAGCCGAGCTTGCCAGCTGCACGAAGCTACTCCGAGAGAGTCTCGATCTTCTTTCAGAAGGTCGAGAGCTGGCTCTCGAAATCGGATCCAGACACGACGCCGTAAGCGCGCTTCAAAAGTAAAAGAACCCCGCCTTTAAACCATTTTAACGTAGTTGTTAAAAAGGCTAAAAGGCGGGGTTCTTTTTTCCGGCTTTCACTGCAGCTTTCGCTCGATTTCGTCGCGCATTTCAGCGGCAGTTCCGGCGTCAATTTCGCCGGAAGCTTCTAGCTCATTGATGTGGGTAAGCGCATCTTCTGCCGTATCAAGGTCAAGCACATCGTCGACTTCTTCCAACGAATTTTTTAGATCATAACGCTCGCAATAATCTTCGAGAGACATTTTCGTAAGCCTTTCACTCTCGCCATATCTCTCAAAGACAAACTTTGTTTTTCCCTTAACGGCATCCCAATCGGCGCATACGCCGTTAATAACCTTGTCTTTGATCTCTTGCGTCCACCAGTCTTCGTCTTCGTCTTCTTCGGAAAGTGTGAGCGCATCATCATGCATCGGTGAGAGAGCGAGCAGGCGCGCCCACTCGTCATCGTAGTCACGGCGAGCTTCTTCCAGGTAGTCTGCGGCGCGCTTATTGATTTCTTCATCGGCGCGACGGCGCACTTCTTTAGCAACTTGCGCGGCTTCATCTTGAGTGAGTCCAAGTTTGGCAATCTGCTTAGGGTCTGTAACGCGCCAATACGCATCAGTGTACTGCTCGGGGATTGACTCATCTTCGTCGAAGATCGTCTTCAGTGTGTTTTCAATGTTCGTCATAGTGCGCTCCAAAGTCTGTTGCATCCAAGCTGATCCGCCGAGGCGGCTAAAGAGTTTATGTTGCTCCAGCGTAAGTCTGACATGAACATATCTCGTTCCTGCCGGCTTTCGTCCAGCGCCTTTTCGGGCGCCTCCATGGGGGGTTGTAGTCATCGCGTTCCTCCTTGATTGATAGTATGTATCTTTCAAGAGTAAAAAGCAAGATGAAATCTACGTTGTATCAATCAAGTTTGATTGCAATCGGGTAGAGAGCGGGTTTGCACCTCGCTCCCTCCCACACCACCGGACGTGCCGTTCGGCATCCGGCGGTTTCTAAAGTTAGGTTGTGGATTCAGTGGTCAGGCCTTTGACAAGAGACTGTAAAGCCCCATTCGTCGAAAGACACTGTTGGGAAATGCTTTGAGCATGTGAGGGGCGTTGGCGTTCCACCACGGCCGCGTCCATTGACGGACGATTTCCATGCTTGTTCGCTTGGCAGTCCTCTGCGTCTCAGCTCTCGTTCCCGAGTGGTGGGACGCTTCCATGCCCGCCAGACCAGTTTGCGCAGATGCCGGCGAATGTGAATGTCGATACGTTCGAAGACCTCTTTCCGATCGTCCAGCGCGTAATAGGTTCTCCATCCGCGCAGGATCATCGTTAGGGCCTTGATCGTTCCCAAGAGGGATCTTCCGCGGCCTCGACGCAGAATCGGCCTGAGCTTGTACATAAGTCGTGCAAAGCTCGCCTTAGCGACACGCGGCGCCCCTGACGTTCCCACGAACGTATATCCGAGAAATTTGGACTTCGAAGGACGAAAGAGGCGCTCTTGCTGCGGTTCACCCGCAGTTTGAGCGTTCCCTCTATGAACGTGAGAGTAAACGGCCTACTTACACACTTTAGATTCGGTCCTTCGAGGTTTGGCCTCTACTACGACCTCGGCTGACTTCCCTGTCAACATCCCTCTGCCTTGCGGCATCGGTAGCCCTCGCGGGCATCGACAGGGATCTCCCCGGGTATCACACATGCGCTTCGCGCCCTGCCTGTCGGATCTACACATCGCCTTTCCGTGCCGCTACGGGGTTAACTGATCTCAGACAGCTCTCCCAGACCTTGTGCCTCATATCCGATTCCTGTTTGTCAGGCTGGCGGTTTGCTATCGGCTTCCTTCATCGATTCGTTGCCTCCTCGACTCTGCCGAGTTGCTCGGTCCTTCCCGCGACCGGGCGGACAGTGGACTTTCACCACACAATCACACGTGCGCTGCCGGGCGCACCATCAAAAAAGCCCCGCCGACTGATAGGGTCGACGGGCGTTGAGTCAAATCAGCGAACTTCCGGCAGCAGGTAGTCCGCCCACTCCTGAAGAAGCGCACGTCTCTGCTCGAGCAAATCGTCACGTTGGTAAGCTCTGAATACCTGATTACCGACTGCGTGCATCAGACACTTCTCCGAGACGAGGAAGTTTTTCTCGTTCTTCGCGCACCAATCCGCGAACGTCGATCGCAGCCCATGCGTCGTGATGGGCTGACCTGTGGCGGACTTGAATATTTTTAACACCGTCGCAAGGTTTAATGGCCTGCAGTCCCGGCAGCTAAAAAGCAATGCGCCTGATGTATCTAGTCGATGCAGCAGCGCCTTCGCCTGCCAAGACAGCGGTACGACGAAGGGGTACGGTTTCTTGTCTTTTCGTCGGGAAGGAGGGACGGTGAACGTCGCGGCATCTAAGTCGACCTCGTCCCACTGAGCGCATCTAAACTCAGATGCACGGCCTACCGTTAAGCAGCCGAAAACAGCGCAGAGTGCGGTAACAGTATCCTCCTGCCATAGCCGCTGAACGATTCGTCGGAGCTCTTCCGGGGAAACCGCTGAGTGATGATTCTCAGGCTTGCCTCGTAAAACGACGGCTCGACTTGGAAGCACCGCGTCGAGGTTGTTTTTCCACGCGGCGGGGTTCTTCTCAATCCACCCCTTCAGAACTGCATAGTCGAACACTGCCAGCAGGCGGCTCTGCCAATCCTTTGCTGTCCGCGGCTTAGTGGTCCATACCTCGCGCAGCACGGCGGCGCAGTCATCCCGTGTGATCATGTCTATCCTTTGCGCACCGAAGCGCTCGGCGATTTCACGAAGCGAACGCCGCCAGCTTTGCTCGGTACGCTCTCCCTGAAACTGCCGCATAGCAAGAACATGTTCGAGTGCCTCTGGGGCGAGCTCGCCAAACGTGGGCATTCGCTCTTTCTTTTCTGAGCGCTTTTGTTCTGCCCGCGCCTCAGCTCGTTGTTCAAGCGGGTCGATGCCCTGTGCAACCTGCGCCTTAGCTAGATTGGCTTTGGCCAACACTGCCGTGATAGGCTGAGCCGTCCCGCCCAGACCAAGCTCACGGCGACGGCCGTTGATGCTGTACTTTAGAAGCCACGACATCCCGCGGGGCGTGACGCGAAGATAGACCCCTCGATCGTAGCAGTGGATGCCTATGGGTAAGCGATTGATATCCTTGAGAGCGAATTTCATACAGGTTTCATACAGAAGGTTGCGTTGAACTGCCTAGCATTGCAGTGAAATACTAGAGCACCGTTAAGCTAACCATATGAAACTGCTTAAATTTACCGCGTTATGCAGAGATTTGCAGACACCTGCCTAAACGTCTTGGCGGCGGCTTAAGCCCTTTTAAAATCAAGTAGTTATGCAGGCAATTATGCATTTCATACGGCGCTTCATACAGATATTAGACATGCGTGTACGCGGTCGTCAAGAGCAAAGTGATCGTATACAAACTCGATATAAACCCGTAATTGCGTGCGGGGACGGAGTGATGCGCGGTAGGCTTGAGAATACTTTGAACTATCAGAAGCCTGAAAGAGGGATGTATGAAAACTTCGGTGGCGGCGATTGCCTTGCTTTTGCTTTCCGAAGCTGCGCTGTGCGGCTCTTGGTCGTATGTTGGTGGTACTGAGAAGACCGCGTCGTTTATCGAATCAACCACCATATTGGACGAGGGGCAAGGCATCAAAGGGTTTTGGGTTGCAGTTGTAACCGTGGATAAAGCGTTGCCCTATGACACTACGGCCGGCTATGTGCAGGTGAAATGCCGCCAGCGGCAACTTAGGACTCTGCAGAGCGATTTTTACTTACAAGGCAAGCGTAAGGGCGGCGATGCAGTCTCCGCCCCCTGGCAGCGCGTCATGCCTGACACCATGGGGGATAACTTTCTTTTGTTCGTTTGCCAAAAATACGACCCGATGAACTACACCATCCCAGATACCCCCGTTATGGAGCTGTGGAAAATCGCGCAGCCCCTAATAGAAAAGCGCAAGTAGCGCGCTATTTCCACCTTCCTATAGCTAAGTAGCCGGAAAGCGTCGGGGCAGTTAATAGCCCTCTGCCTTCCATGCGATCGCCCCGCCCCAATAGCCGTTGTTGTTCGCCCCGCCAACGACTCGCATGGTTGTGGTGGTTAGATCGGAGCAACGCGCGGCGATATTCCAGCATGTATCTGTTGCGAGCGTTGTGATTGCAGTGGCCGAAGGAGAGTAATTCGCAGTCTTAAATCGCACGGGAAAAGAAACGTTCGTCGTGCCGTTGTTGTATTGAACGCCGTTGACGCGCCCCCACTGTTCGATCCACCCGTCCGCGTATTTGCGGTAGCCCGTCACCCCGTTTTTGCTTGTCCACGATTTAACAAGCGCACCGCGGCCAAGCCAGCGCAAAACCGTTAAAACTTCAGGAGTTACCCCCCCCCCTTAATAAATCAGTCATCGTTTGCACTCCTTAATTCCGGCGGCAGCTGACTCCGATTCAGCTCGGACTCGTATGCCTCACAGCAGTGGTCGGCCTGCCAAAAGAAAAGACCGTTAATGATCCGGGCCAATCTGGGGCGCCCTTTCAGCTTCCCACGATACGCCCGGCTTGAAATCGTTTCGTCCGCGAAGCCGCCCGCCAGTGTGTTCACTAGCTGATCGAGGGCTACGAGGACTTGAAAGTAGTCAGGATGCCGGCTCATAGGGCGTCGTCCAAACCTTTGTCTGCGCAGCCCCCGCCAGTTGGAGAGCGCGGGCAAGCTGTTTAATCGTCGGCTCTACCACGGTGTTGTCGGCCAGCACCCATACTTGTTTGGTCGTATCCAGATCAACGCCTAAGGCGGTCGCGGCGGCAATCGTGCGGCCCATGCGCGTTTGCGCGGTTTCGTCGCCATCGAAGATCATGCCGTCCACTTCGACTGTGATTTTGCTTACGGCGTCGGCGCGTTCCTGCTTGGCCTTGGCAAGCTCTGCGGCGGCCTGCTCTTCGGGCGTAGGCTCAGGCACGGCCACGATCTGAAAGCGGCGTTTGCCGTCTGCGTCCTTGTCAATCTCTTTGATGTACCGATCTCCGAAGCTGTTGCACCACACTGCGGCTTCCGGCGGGTAAGTGCCGACAAAGATTTGGTCGATAGAGAATTGTTCGTCTGTCATGAGTAGTTAACTCCGTAAACCGCGGCGATCCCGCAGGTATCGTCTTTGCGATAAGCAAGACTCGAAGAGGTTGTGTTATCCGCGTCAAAGGCCCATGCGTTATCCCATAGCTCGATAAGCACTGAATGGGTCGCTCCCAGCTTGGCAAGCTCTAGTGCCTTTTGGAATACAGAAACAGGCCACATATAAGGGGTAACAAACGTAGCGGTATCTGACGTCTGCATAATCACTATCCATTGAAAATCGGTGAACGGCTGTTTAAGGCTAATGGCGCCGCGATCAAACCACTGCGCCCGATCGGTCTCACTTCCTGCCAGCAAGGTTAGCTTCGGTGTTTTGCCCGCACTCGCTTGACTTTTCAGCCAATCGAGCACCTTGCCGACGGCATCGGTACCCCCCCCCCGTTGATCTGCCATTACTTCCACCTCCCGTAAGCAGTAAAAACAATCGTTTTAGTTTGGTTGACGTTGCGATCCGTTATGAAGCTAGTAGCCGTGATATCCCGCGGAACGAGACTCGAAAGCCAAAAAGCGTCCTCTTGGTATTTCGTGTTATTCGGCGACAAGATAACGTGCGGAGCCTTAGCAAATCCGACCGAGAAGGTAACCGTATAGTTATTGGCGCTTGCGGCCTTGACGTCTTTTTGCGTCAGCTCTTGCAGTCCGCTGTTCCATCTGCGGCAAAAATAGTCGCCGCCCGGTGTGCCCAAAATTTGCACGACAAAATCCGCGGAGCTGCTATGCAAGGCGTCGAGCACCGCTTTAACGGTCTCTTGTGGTGTTAGCTCTGCCATTACGTAATTCCGTTTTCAGTTGCAAATTGAGTGAACGCGGCCAAGATCGCTGCGGCGGTTGCGTCTGCCGGAATCGCGCCAGCGGCAATATCGGCGGATCCAACCTTGTCTTTACTGGCCAGCGCACCGAGCGTAGGCTTGTTCAAAATCTGTGCTACGCCGCTGGCCGCGCTCCAGTCGCTGTTGACCTGTGCCGCCGGAATAGTCGGCTTGCCGCCCAAGTTCGCCCAGGTGAAATTGACAGTGGTCACATAGCCGGACAGGTCTGGCGCAGGGGCAAGCGTGGTAATCGCGGCCTTAAGCGTTGCGGCACTGATGATGCAGCCCGCCGTGGCCGTGCCGGCTTCGGCGGCCGCGTCGGTCATCTGTGCGGGCTTATTCAGCAGGACGCCCATACCCGTGGTTGCGTTCCAGTCCGTTTGCACTTGGGCCGCCGGAATTGTCGGCTTGCCGGAGATGCCCGTCCACGTGAAATCTGTTTTCAGAAGATAGCCGGACAAGTCTTGCGCGGGCGCCCATTTCAGAATTGCAGCCTTGACACCTGCCGCAGTCACCGTGCCAAACTTCACCGCCTCACCCGCCTCAAGTTCTGCTTTTAGCACTGTGTATTCGGCAGGCGCGACTGCATTAATTGCCGTCTTTAACTGTGCGGCAGAAATCGTGCCTTGCTCAGTAGCAGTGCCTGTGCTCACCGCTGCCGAAGTTAGCTGAACGGGTTTGTTCTTGATGTAGCCTTTGGAGGCCGTATCCGTCTCAGTCCAGTTGGCCTGAATCTGCCCCGATGAGGCTTGGTTGGCGTACTCTGCCGCCTTATCTTCTGAGGCCTTAGCCGCAGCAGCAGAGGCCGCCGCCGCAGTCTTTGACGCGGAAGCATTCGATTCTGATGCGGCCGCTTTCGTCTCAGAACTCTTAGCCGCAGCTGCCGAACTCGCCGCTGCGGCCGCCGACGAGGCGGCGTTCGATTCTGATGTGGCCGCCTTCGTCTCAGAGCTCTTCGCCGCAGTAGCGGAGCCCGCCGCCGCAGCCGCTGACGTCGCGGCTGCCTCAGCCTTGGTCGAAGCGGTAGAAGCACTCGTCGCCGCCGCGGTCTTCGACGCAGAGGCGTTCGACTCTGACGTGGCCGCCTTCGTCTCAGAGCTCTTAGCCGCAGTAGCAGAGGCCGCCGCGGCACCCTGCGAGGTCTTCGCCGCACTTGCGCTTGCCGCTGCTGCTGTGGCCCGACTGCCGGCTTCTGTAGCCGACGTGCCTGCCGCTGCCGCACTCTGAGACGCGGCGGAGGCTGAACTTGCCGCGGCGGTCTTCGAGGATGCCGCCGCTGTCTCCGATGTCTTGGCGTTTGCTTCAGAAACCCCTGCGGCTGTAGCTGAAGAAACCGCTACGTTCTCGGAGGTCTCAGCCGCCTTGGCCGATGCGGACGCCGCATCCGCGAAGCCGCTTGCCTTGTTGGCGCTGGCCTCCGCGGCAGTAGCTTGTGCCGTCGCCTTAGCGAGGGAGTCTGAGCCCGCGGAGATAACATCCTGCTTCCACTTCTGGCCGGTAGCGACGACGGTGTCGTTCCACGTGCCGCCGGTCTGGGTAATGCGGTTTACCTCGTCCTGCCCATAGAGCTTGATGCTCGCGACGACATCTGAGCCGACCGTCGAGATGTGACTCGTCTGCGCCTGCCCGACTGACTGCACGTTTGCTATCTGCGTGCCGCCTTCTGTTTGGATCGCGGCGATCTGCTTCTGCCCTTCGGCCGTCACTTGTTCTTTCGTGACGTTAATGGCGTCCTTCAATGCTTCGGCTTCCGCCGCTGAGGAGGCCGCCGCCGACGCAGAAGCTGCCGCGTCACTGGCGCTGGCCGCAGAAGCAGATGCTGAGTTGGCCGCCTCTCCGGCTTTTTCTACGGCTGTATCGCGCGCCTCGAAAAGGGAGAGCGTGAAGGCTTCCGGCGTATCGTCGCCAAGCTCCGGCGCCAGTACTGCACGGTTGAGCGTATCGAGCACCTGCTGAATGAGCGCAGTGTTCTTGTCCCATGCGCCGTTCAAGTCCTCTGCGTTAAACGCCCCCTGATTCTGCAAAGCGAGAAGCTGGGTGTACGGGATGTTCGAGAGGATGACAAGCTTGGCGTCCGCCGCCAGAGGGGACGAAAGCGTAACGGTGCCGCCGACGGACTGCGCAGAAGCGGCGGCCAGCGTGACAGAGTACTGCGTCGTATCGAGCAAAGTACCCGATGCCGCGTCGGCCGCGCGGACGTAGACCTTAACTTGGTCGGCGGCGAAGACGCGGAAAGGGAACGTGTATGAATCCACGTCCCCTGTGCCGACGTATGTCTGACTGCGCCGAATTTCGGTACTGATCATGTGTGAATCCGGTTGCCGAATTCACGTGCTCTAAGCTCTGATTTTAGCGGTTATTTCTTGTAGCCGAGAAGAAGCGCAAGCCAATTGTCTGTGTCGCCCTTCTCGAGCGCCTGCCAGCCGGCAATCGATTTCTGCAGCTGAGCCGCACCCGGCATGCCGAAGTCGCCTGCAAGGTTGATCAGCGCCTTAGAAAACGCCGCGTCAATCTCACCCTGCTGAACTTGAGACAAGAACTGCCCCGCGTCAGCAATAGCTCGAAGGCCGGACGGGCCGCGCCACGAGAACACCGGATCGCCCTTAAAGAAGTTCTCCGTCATGCTCGAGAACTCGCGAGCCAAGAAGAACTGCCCGAGCACAAAACTGGCAGAAGAGCCCAGAGCGTAGCGAGCCCCATAAGAGAACTTCTCCGCGTCCGTCATACGGTCCCACTTATCGTCGTCGTCACCCGGCTGAATCGCCTCGCGAATCACGGACTCGATCATCGGGAGCGCAAGCGAAATCGTGAGCATCTGCGCATATGCTTTCGCACGGTTGCTCTCACCCAGATAGCTCATGGCAGTCAAACCCATCGCACGACCCATGAATGAATAGAACGCCATGAAAAGGCGTTGGATCGGAGAACCGTTTTCGATTGCCGCAGAATCAGATACAAGGCCGGAACCCTGCGTATCGCGAACAACACGGTCTGCATATTTCACCGCTTCTGCTTCGTTCAGTCCTTCGACTTCAATGGCACGGCGGAACGCTCCGCTCCACACCACATGGTCAACCGTCCCTTGTACGGCCATCATCGGCGCGTAGGCCACATCGTAGACCGCGCCCTTGATCTTGGTGTAGCGGCCGCCTTTCTCGAGCACATTACGGGCGTCGGCGATTTCACGAGTGCGGGTAACCTGACGGGCACGCATAAAGACACTTCGGCGGTTGATCTCCTGCCAAGTCTCCACTGGGTGCATCATCAGATCCCCGATGCCGGCGAGTACGTATTTGGCCCCCACCTTCGGCACCGCTGTAATGAGGCCGGTTACCTGAATCAGCGCCGTTGTGAAGTTGAAGCCTAAGCCGGCAAGCGAGACGCCTTGACGTACAAAGGCCGACGCGCGATCCGCCGCTCCCGTGTTGGCCGGACGACCGCCCGTAGCAATAGCCTTGGCCATATTGTCGAGCACCTGCACACCCGCTTCGCCAAAACGGTCGCGGACTGTATTGAGGATGCCGGGGACAAACACGGTCTTTGGCGGCTCCTTAAGCTTGACCGTATCCGGGTCAAGACCTGCCTGCTTGGCCTCCTCCCGAGCGGTGTTGTACTCCTCAAGCGCCTTGGCATGCAGACTTTCGTAGTCTGGGTTGGGGATGCGGATGCCTTCCATAACCCGCTTATAGTCCGCCAGATACTCCCGCCAGCAGACGTCGTGAACCACTTCTTCCGCGCCGTCAAAGACGCCCTGCACGTCCAGACGCATTACAGACCCCATCGGAGCATCGCCGGCGCGAGCCTTGGTGTAGGTCTTGAGCGTCATCATTTCGGTGGCGCCCTTCAGCGCGGCTTCGTAGTTAACCGCATCATCGTCTGTATAGGCTCCGCCGAGCTTCTGCATGGAGGCGTTCTTGTCGTACTTGATCGGCACATAGCCGCCCGTCATCTGTACCTCCACGCCGTCCTTTGATACTACTGTGAACGGCGTAGGCTCGATCCACAACGGTTCTGTTCCCGTTGCGCGACGATTCATTTCCGCAGCGAGCTTACGGAGCTTTTCCATCACCGCCCAAACCTTATTGACGGTCTGCAGCTGTTCTGCCGTCAGCTCTTCAGCAATGCGCATCTGCTTCTCTCGATCGAGGCCGTTGCCCGTTTCAAGACGCTTGGCATTCCCCTCGTTGCCCATGTTGAGCACGACGGCCATGATGTTGTGCAGGTTCATGCGCCCAACATCTTCAATCTCTCGGAAGTCGCTGTTAAACGCGCGGCCCGATACCGGCGAAAGCAGATCCGTAAGCTCTGCGCCAAACTCCGCCTTCAGCTGCTGTTCACGATTAGAGCATTCGTCCTGACGCCAAAGCAGCGTCTTCGTAAGAAAGCCCTGCCTGTTTCCGTCAAGCGCCTGCACAAAAGCGACGCCGGGAATATGTGCGTAGATGAAACTCGCGAACCCCCGCTTGAGCTTTGCCCCAGGACGAGTTTCCGTAATCGCCGAATTGAAATGCCCGCACTTTACGGCGTTCGCGTTGGCCGTAACGGACGCTGTGCCTTCCCGAATCGTGTCGTACAGCTCCATCGTCTTTTCGAGCTCGCGGCCTTTCTTTTCGAGGGAGCCGTCTTTAGTAAGAGCGCCGAAGAAATTGTTCAGTTCTTCGATCTGGCGAATCTGCATCGACGGCCAGTCCTGCCCGCCTTTGAGCAGCGCCGCCTGCGTATCTTCCGATAAGTTCTCCCATGCAAGCCGAATATTGTCGTGCTTCTCAACAAAGCTCTTCCACGGGGCGGCGGCTTTGTTCTCCTGTGCATTGAATCCCAGACGCGCGGCGAACTTATGGATCTGCTCGGCGTACTCTCCGCCGACCGTCTTTGTCTTCAGCGCCGCTTTCACTCTGCGGTTAAAACGAGTGCCTAACGCACGGGCACGCTCCACTTCACTTGCGAGCATCTCTTGTGCCAGCTGAGCGTGCTTAGCGTCGGCCGCCTCTGAGGTCCTGCCTTTGCCGAAAGCCGTAAGCGCGGCTTTGCTGGCACGACGAGCCGCGGACATAAAGGGGTATGAGCGGATTGGCAGCCACCGACTGCTCCGTTCGTTGTATCGGGCATAGGTCATGCGGCCGACTGCTGAACGCGCGAAGGCTTTCATCGCCGCATTCACTTGCGAAGCCTTGCCCGCCATGCCCTTAAGCGCTGCGACTTCTATAGAAAGCACACGCAGTCTGGCGTCGTTATTAAGCGCAGCCGAGGCCAGCTGTGCGATGGAATCCGGCGAGTATGCCGTGCCGTACTTTTGCAAGAATTCGCTTCTTGCGGCCTCGTCCGCCGCCTTCCCCAGGTCGACCTTAGATCCGGCAACGATGCGGTCTGCCAAAGCTTCCGGGGACTCTGCGTTGAACGTCATCGCCGCTTCACCCAGTGTTAGGTACTCGACGTTTGCTTTCCCGCACTCCATGGCCACGTGACTGTCAATCAGCGCTTTCTGAGTTTCTTCCGGCAGGTTTTTGATCGTGTCGGCATCGATCTTGCGCCGGATCGTTTTGCCGTTCTGCTTTGTCGAACGGATAAAGTACTGGTACGCCTTAATGTGCGGCTCGTTCAAAAGAAGCTTTTGCGCAGCACGACGCATCTTTTGAAAGTCCGCCTCAAACCCTCGGCGTTTCCGCAGATCAGCGTCTGTGCCAAGCTTCATGTCCTCGGTCAGGTTCTTGCGGATCTTCCCTTCTGCCTGCTGTCGCGCAAGCTCTCGAAGGTCAACAAAAGAACGGAAGTCGTCCTCCGACATGCCTGCCTTAACCAACGGGTCGAACACCTCTGCATCATTCCAGCGGTCACGCGCATCCTGCACTGCCTGCTCAGACACAAAAAGCTGATCATAGAGTGAAGCTACTTCCGGAGACAGTTCAACATCAAGCGTTCGGCGAAGGGTAACGTAGACCTCTTTCAGCCAAGCGGCAAACTGCTCGAACACTTTTTGGAGCCCTTCGGCCGGAGCCTTGCCCTCCTTGATGTACGCCTCCATACCGCGGGCGAATTTCTCTTGAAAAGCCCGCTGCTCGTCCGTTGAGGATGCAAGCCATCGATCGACTGCATCCCGAAACGATAGGTCTGTCTTAGCGTCATATGCCCCGCCCCACTGCATGAACTTCGATGTGAGCACGAGTAGCCGCTCGCTCTGCTGCGAAATGGGCCTCTGTGAATCCGCCTGCTGGTCCAGAAGCACCTTGGCCGTACGCAGCATCGTATCAAGCCAGTAGTGCGCAGACTCGTGCAAGAAAGTCGACGCATTCATGCTTGACGCGGCGTCTTCATTCTTGAAGAGCCGAATCATTTTTTCCGTCGGCGTGTAGCTCCCAAGGATTGCTTTCTTGCGCTCTCTCAGGCGCCGATTCTCCGCACGACGGTCTACCGGCGATGTGTCTTCCTTCCACGCAGCCACATCCGCCTTGTGTTCCTCTCGGGATGTGCGCCGCACGCCGTCCTCGGTCGTCTGCAGAAAGCCTTCCGGTTTGGGCGTCGGTTCGACGTTAACCGTGAAGCCGTGCTCTTTAAAGAAGGCATCAGGCTCGACGCCGGCCATCTCGGCCATATTCTCAAGAATAGAGGCCTGTATGGCGACGGAGGACTGCACCTCCTCCTCGGATCGGCCGGCCGCACGAAGCTCCTCTGCCACGGGAGCCAGTGCCGTGCGGGCTCGCTCCATGCGCTCACGCTTGCGCTCGTACCCTTCGACCGTTGCCGTGGCCAACTGGTTGACCGCAAGCTCCAGTTCGCCCGTTGCGTCATACGCGCGAGCCTCGCCAATAGACATGCCGTCGCGGTCAAAGCGTGCTAGGGCCATTACATTTTCGGCCAGGGACTTATCCTTCAGCCGCAGCTCAAACACCTTAGCAAGCGGAATCTTTACGTCGGCGCCAGTGGCTTCAGCTTCCGTGAGCACTTTAGCGGCGTCAGGGATCAGCTCACGGAGTTTATCCATGTAGGGTTCTGCTTCGCGAGCATTGATGATCACGTCCGTAAGCGGCGTGCCTTGGAAGACCGACTGCACCGCCCGAGCCGCCACATCCGGCGCACGCTGCGCGAGGCCAGTAGTCTCCATTCGGTTAAAGGCTTCTTCAACCACGGCGGCGTTATCGAGTGCGCTCTTTGCCGAACTCTGGTCCTGCGCCACACGGCGGATCTGATTGCGCGCAGAGATCATGTCCACGGGTGCCGTGGCAAGATCCGCGATTGCTTCAAGAAAGACATCGGCAGTGTTGATTTCCTCACCGATCGCAACCTGCCCGAGCGCTTCGCCGCCGGCGCCAAACGCTGCCTGCACTACGGCCTGCGTGGCATAGTCTTCCACGACCGCACCGGTTGTCTTGGCCATGCGGTTAGCGGCTCTGCCGGCATCGACGGCCTCACCCAAAGTCTTTCCGGAGCGGCGGGCCTGTACAGCCGCGTTAAGCGAACTGATCGGCCGAATGCTCAGCCGAGCGGCGCCAAGTGACAGCGCATCCATCGCGCCGACGGTGAGCGCACGTTTCGTCGCCGCAATACGGGCTTCGCGCACTAGGTCAGAGTTGGCCATAAAGGCTCGAACAGCGTCAGGGTTAGTCGTGTCAACACCCTGCTTTTCCATCTGACTGATGAAGGTCGAACCGTACTCGGCCTCAAAGGACGACGCGCCCATAACCGCAGCCGCGGCGGCAGGGCCGGCGACCATACCGGCGATGGGCGCAAGCGCGAATCCGGTCGGGCTGGTCGCCACCGAAGTAGCAAGCGTGCTGACCATCGTGTCTACCGGATGCCGCACGGCAATGCCAATCATGTCCCACACGCTGTCTGCGTTGGCGATATCCGCTATGGCTGGGTTAGTCGAAAGTCGCTGCGCTTCAATCTGCGCCTGTGCCAGTTCTTCTGCCGCGTACTTCGTCGCCTCCTTACGCCGAGCAGTCTGCTCTGCTGCAAGCTGAGCCGCCTTTGCCCGAAGCGGGCTGTCCGGACGATTTGCCCAGTCTTGGAGCCACTCGTCACCGCCGAATGCGTCTGCATCCCCCTGACGAAGGAGATCTGCCGGATTCACTGCCACGGGGGTCGCGCCGATCTGCAGACGCTTCTGCGCGTCGTTGGCCTGCGACTGCAGGCGCCCGCGTCGTATTGCCTGACCTAACTGGGAGACAACGGAGAGTGTGTCCCAGTCCTGCGGGGAATTGGCGATCAGCTTGGAAAGCTCTCGATCCGCAAGAAGATCGCGCACCACCGGTACCTCGGCGTAGCGTGAGGCGTCCTGTGCGGCTTTACGCATTTTAAGCGCCTGCCACGAGTCCTGATCCTCGGGCACCGGTACGCCCAACGACTGGGCAGCAGCTCGCCGCTGAGCGAACTCGTCCGGGTTGACGCCGAGGTTGGCCGCTGCATTGCGCTGAGCGTCCGTGGTCTGATCGACGCTGCGCATGGACTCGATCATCAAGTCAAGATTCGCCATTAGTAATCTTCTCCGTAAGTATCTTCACCTGACCCGGGTTCGCCTTCAGCTATCGGTCCGTCATCTAGCTCCACGAAGGGACGACCGCCTCTCTGGTTAACGGGCGATTCTTGGATGTAATCCGTAATCGAGAGCGGCTCAGGCGCCTTCATCAGCCGTGCCGCACCGTCTGCACCAAGGACGTTTGCTACCTGTATCTTGTCCCCTTCGGACATACACGCCGCAAGGTAGACCGTTGTGCGAGCGTCGGGCAGTTTTCCAAAGGCACCCTTGTATGCTTCGCGGATTCGGGTTCGAAGCGGGAGCGGCAGATACTCGTCTGTGACGGAAACGCTGGGCGCGTTTTTGAGTTTCAAGAAAAGGTTGACGCCGGCTCTGCCTTTCAGCGCCGCCTCATCCTGAACGCCAAACGCCTTCGCAAGGATCTCCTGCGTTGCGCCCTCTGTACTGTCCCAGTTGGCGACGTTCGTCTGCCCGTCCGAGATTATTCCTCCCGGCTTATTCACTTTCGCGCCAAGGATCGTCAACACGCGATCTTGAAGCTCGGCGTGCGAAAACGAGCCTTTCGTGAGCTTAAGCTGCCGAACAAGGGGCGCGACATAGCCTGCGAGATACCCTTTGAGCGCCTTGCCGTCTGCTGACTCGCGATCTTCCTTAATACCCAGATACCCCCAGTTTTCGTCGATGATCCGGTTGATGTCGTCATACGGCACCACATCGTCCATCTTTACCCCGTTTTTCAGCGCCGCTCTTTGGTTCTCGAGAATCTGCAGCTCTTGAGAGTCAAGCTGAGAGGCGAGCAGCATGAACTCCCCGTCGGACAGCTTGGCCAACTTCGCCGGGTCGCTGTTCAGCGCCTGAAAAAGAACCGGATCGCCCACCTTGTCAATATCCCCGCTGGTTATGCGCTCTGCGGCAGAAGCAAGATGATTCTTGAACGACGGCGGCAGGTCGCTGTACCCCTGCATCGTCATAACGTCTTGCACGGTTCCGCCGTTCTGAACAATGCCAAAAGCCTGCTGAACCGTCGCGCCCCAGATAACCTTCTGCTGCTCACGCTCAAGCTTGAGCTTCTCGAAGCCGAGCTTGGCCGCCGCCATGAGCTCTTCCGGCTGGCCGTGTGGATTCTGGCGCTTCATCGCCGCATACACCTGTTCGAATGTCGGGTCAAAGTCGTACGTAGACTCTGTGGCATAGCGGTTCTTGGCTCGAGTGAATTTCGCCTTTTCATCCGGGGCTAAGTAGTTGATGACGTCCCGCGCTGTGCCGCCGCTGTCGACGGCGAGCTCGATGTTCTGGTCCATCCACTTCTTTGTCTCGGCCGGCGTCATGTCGTTGCGTGCGCCCACGATGGAGGCCGCGATTGCAAGATCTGGGTCACCTCCGTACTGCCGCAGCTGGTCATCCACTGCGTCGCGTGCGTAACTGTCTTTCCTGCGCTGATCGAGCTCGTCCCAGTTCTTTACGCCCATGCGCTCGGCGTAGTCCCGCCCCCACGAGTCTGCGATGCCCCCGTTCGCCATAAGCGTCGTAACCAACCGCCCCGTCGGTGTACTGGCCGCCTTAAGCTCCGCGACGGCACTGTCCGCCCGGAGCTTAGCCTGCTTCACCTGCAAAGCAGTCTCCACCTTGTCGCGCTGCGCACGGAGGAACTCTCCGGACGTACCGCCGGTTGTGGACGCTTTGTATAGATAGAGCTGAGCGTCTTCCGGTCTGTTGTCCGCGATCAGGCGATCGGTGAAGGCGCTGACGCCTTGCTCAACGGCCTGCTTAACCGCAGAGTCAATAACCCTGCGGCCCGACGGTGTGTCAACATCCATGCCGGTGATGCGGCCGTGTTCGATTGCGGCGGCGCGAATTGCAGCCATGTTCGCCGTAACGCTTCCGCCTTCGGCGATGTTGAAAGCCGCGGCCGAAGCACGGTTCTTCTGCACGTCAACTGCGTACTTGCGCTTTTCGTTCGTATAGTGCGTTTCCGCCAGCGCAAACGTCTCTTTGTCCGTCGGCATAACCCTTCGTTCGAACTCATGCCGCTCCTCATCAGTAAGCCCGTAGAACTCAGAGATATTGCCGTGCAGCGACCGCACGTCTTCGCCCAACTGAACCCGATAGTCTCGGCCGTCCAGATCTTTGCCGAGTACCTGCGACCCCTGCTTCTGCAGCGGTCCTTGCTCCGCTGTCATGTATTGGCGGAGGTCAAATTGGTAGTGTGTTACAGCATCCTGAACCTTGAGCTTCACATCCGCTCGCCGAGCCTCCTCACGCAGTCGACCCGCTTCTGAAAGCGTCTGCGTGGCCTTCAACGGCTCGCCCGTGTAGTCCACGGCAAAGATCCTCGACGTCGTATAGCCAGGTCCCGGCTCCGTCGCGGGAAGCGGAGAAACTTCCGGGGTATCAGCAACTCGTACTGCCATTTATGCGCTCCTCAGCCAATTCTTGTCGTTGTAATAGATGTAGTCCTTGATGCCCGTGCCCAAGGCCGTAGCGGCATTGCCTAAGCCTTGGAAAGCGTTGACTTCGCCTACGGCGGTAGCGGCCGCCTGCGACTGGGCGTTGAGGCCCTGCATCCGATACTTGGAAGCCTCTGAGTAACCGTTGGCATACTGGTTATCAATCGATCGACGCTTATTGATGTCAGTCGAAGCCGTCACTTCGGCTGCAGACCCAACACCCAGCACAATGCCGTTTGCCGCCATCGCCGCCTTCTGTGAGGACTTCACCTTCTCGAACTTCTCGCTGATCTGACCGATCTTGAAGTTCGACGACATCAACGCCGACTGAGCCGCGCGCTCGGCCTGCCGCGCGTTGTATTCCTGCACGCGGATCGCCATCTCCTGCTGTGCCTTCTGAATGCGGGAGTTGTAGTAGCCCGTCGCAATGGAGCCCACGGCACCAATAACGCCGTTAGCCAGACTCACGTAGCCGGTGTTCTGCCCGAAGGTTTTGGCCGCAGACTTCGTTTCAAAGAGCCCTACGTTCCAAAAGCTTGCCGCGTCCGGGTCGTATGTACTGAACGCCTGCTCAAGAGAGGCGTTACTGACGTTTCCTAATCCGTAGTCCATTTACTTGTCGTCTCCGATAACCACTTCTGCCGAGTGACAGATCAGCGTGAAGGGGAGTGGCTCCGCCTGCCGAATAACAAAAGAGCCATCCGCGCTCCACGTCCCTGTTGGCACAAGATCCGTCTCACCGGACATGAGCTCCGGCGGCTTCCCGTACGACTCCATTGAGCGGGCCTTCACGGGTTTCATGTGCCCGGTGTCCGGCCCTGCATCGACGCCCGATGTTTTGCTGAGCCGAAGCGATACGCGCGAAACGTTCTTCACTCGGCCTCGAGCGTAGGAGCCGTCCTGCGACGGGAGCGCCACGGGGAGCGTCTTCAGCTCCGTCACATAAGGAAGCCCAACCCAAACGTCCGCGCACTCCTGCGGAAGCGTCACTTTTCCGTCCTTCACCGTCAGACCGGAAAACACAATGCCGTCGCCTACCGCTGTTACCACCCGGCCTTCAAGCCACGAAAGCCCGGAGACGTCCATCGACTTGGCTGCGCTTGTAAGGCGTCCGGCGCAGTCAAGGAAACACGTCGCACCGCGGTAGTCGTCTGTACGAACCATCTGGCGCTCAACAAAACGCCTTGTCTGGCCGTTGACCGTCCGGCGAACGACGGCGTAGAGATAGTCGTTCAAACCCTCCTGCACGACTGCGGCCGACTCAAACGCACCATCCGTCTTGTACTCGAACCAAGCGGCGATCTTCTGCTCCGGCACATACGAAAGGCCGAGCAGAACCCCGTCCTGCCGCACGCACCAAAGCACCGGATCCGGCGACTTCGTAAGCGCCATATCCACCACCACGTTGTCTTCCGTGAAGAGGTGCGGCGCACGGATCGATATGTCGCCGGTGATGTAGCCGCCAGCGGTGTAGTCGTACGAGAGCTCGCGTACGTGTCCGCCTCGTGCGGCGGCATAAAGCAGATTTGTGTTGATGATCTGCGGCTGTACTGTCGAAGCACCGATGTACGACTGCGGGCGCACTGAGATCGAGGACGGTGTGATCGCGTCGGAATTCAAAGGCGAGACACGCCACTCAGCGGCTGAGGTCAAGGCTATCAGCTGCTGCAGCGCAACGATGTGCTGAATTTGGTTCAAGTCACGGGCTGCCACGGCGAAGCTGATCCGGTCCGTATCCTGCAGAGGCAGGTGATACGTCATGTTCGACTCGGTGCCCGTGGCTGTCATCCAAATCTGCTGCGGACGCAGGTTCGACCCAGCAAAGATACGGCGCTGCTCGAAGTAGCCGACCGCGGCGGGATAGTCGCCTGCATTACCAATCGTCAGCCTGAACTCAGCACCGGAGCCGTTAATTGTTGTGATCCGCACCTTTGGGTTGGTGTAGTTACGCCCCGGCGAAATGACGTAAACGTCGGTGAACACACCGTTCGTAATAACAAACCCAAGGCGAGCACCGTACCCCGACCCCCCATCGTCATAGACCTCAAGTTCGACCGGGACTTCTTCCGCAAGACACTCAAGATACCCGACGGTGCAGATATAGTCTTTCGTCCCTGTACGAAATTCAAATTTCAAGACAGGACGCTTGTACCCATAACCACCGTCATTAGTCAGCCGCCCGCCGTTAATCTGCGTACCAAACCGACCCCATTGCTGGGTATCAAATTCACCCGTAGCCCCCGTGCCGCCACCTTCGAGATCTTGAATGCCTAAGCTGTGAAACACACCGGTCTGCCATGTGGCACTTGAATTGAAGCCCGATTCCACGCCCCCGGCGACCCACGGAAGCGTCATAAGCCCCGCATAGCCTTCCTGCGTATTCCAATTGCCATTGCCCCACCAACCGTAATCAAGAACCTTTACAACTCGCTTACCGTTGTCGTACCCCGAACCGCCGTTAACGATCGAAGCGCCGGAAATGCCACCAGAGACTTGAAAGACATCATCTGTATATGGTGGTGTTGTGCCAGTCTCGGGAGCAATGTTGTCATCAACGATGCTGTTCTCAACCGTCTCACCGATATAGCCGAAGAGCCCGCCCTGATATTTGTAAATGCGGTAATACCGGGCACCCGTTACCAAATTCCAACTAACCTTCACGGTGGTGCCAGTCGCATACAGATTAGCCACAACGCTTACTTCCGCCGACGCGATGGACTCCTCAGTACGGTCTTCACTCAATGCGGTAACAACATATCGCTGGGTGTACTTCTCAGAATTCGAATCGCTCGCTGCACTGCTAAGCCGTACCGCGGCCACGCCAGAAGGCGGCAGCAACGAAGTAAGCAAACTCACCCGCACCATGCGCCAGTCGTTCATCGAATACCGACGAAGCTCCTGCGGCGGATACGCCGGATGCACTAGCGTCATAATGTCCGCGTTCTGCGTGTAGTGGATCTGAAAGAGATCGCTCGCACGCCACGGGGTAGCAATTTCGTACGGAGCCGAACCGTCCGCCAGCATCAGCGTCTGTCCTTTCAGATGGAAGCGCGCGTAATACTCACCGAGCTCGACAATGATCTGCTGATCCGCCGAATAAACAAACGGGATCAGCCGCACGGCTTTGGATGAATCCTTCACCGCATTCACGTACATAAACCCCGCGCGATTGCGCACCGGTCCTTGCGGCGTCGGATAAGCGTTCTGGCAAAGCGCCAGCCCAGCCGAATACTTCGAGTCGTCCACGCGGCCGGTAAGCAGTTCTCCCAGTTCGCCCGCGTTGTACGAAAGTTGTGTCACTCTGGTTGCCATCGCACTGCCCCCTTACTTCCGCATCGCCAGCCACTGCTCGTTGCTCATCAGCCCGCCTTCTCGATAAAGATCCCAAGAACCGCGCTCGATAAAATCCACGGGCTCATACTTAATCGTCCGGCGCTGGCGTACGTCAGCCTGAATCGCCTGCCGCTCGAAGTACTGCGCCTGCTGCAGAAGCTTGGTAGCAACCGTCATCCCAGTCTCGCCCTTAATGATCGGACCGGCGAGAGATGCCGCAAGATGCCACGCAAGAGCATCGACAAAGCCCGGCGAATAAAGATCCGAATTTTCGGTGTACTGAATGAACTTCAACACGGCGTTCTCGATGTTCGTGAGCACAACGCGATACGCGCCCTGCATCTCGAACACCCACGGCTCCTGCTCAATCACCTCTCCGCGAGTCTCGGCATAGACTGAAAGCATCCGCAGACAGGCCGCCGGCACCTGATATCCGAACTGCCAGCCGATAGGCTTCTCAGCCAAAAGCTGCCCCCGCACACGCGTAGTCGCAAAATTCCATGCGTGACGTTCAAGAAGCGCGTCACGCACGATGGGGTACGTCTGCTTGGCCACTTCGGCATAGGTCGAGTTTTCGTTCACATCCACAAGCAGCGCCATTTCACCCAGTCGGCGAACTGCTAGGTTGCAGATATCGGTTTCAGTCGCCATGGAAAAACTCCAAAGAAAAAAGGGGCGGGGCCATTCAGACGCCCGCCCCTTCAGGCTCTCACGGCTAGACGAGGATTAAGGCGTAGACTTGCCCGTACCGCCGTTCGCTACCGGCAGTACTCCGGTAACCTGAGAGGTCAGGTTGACCTTCACACCGGAAGCAAGCGCCTTGGCTGAGTCGGCCGACGTTGCCGTAGTCGCTGAATCCGCACGAGTTGCCGATGCCACCGTGCCCTTCGCACGCGTAGCAAGGTCAATCTTGGAGGCGTCGGGATCCGGCTGATAGAACTCAACCTCATCGCGCCAGTAACCGGCCGGATCAGAGAAGTTGTCAGCGACGGCAAGCGTGCCGGCAAGCGTAGTCACCGTACCCGTAACTGCCGTCGTAACGCGGACATACTGGCGGTGGTGGAGCGGGAACGGGAACGCGACATCGCGCACAATCTTCTCGGCCACAACCGGGCCGTACGCGACAACCGGCGCGAAAGCCGTGCCGTCATCGGAGTCTTCGAGCGTGAACGTCACGGAACCCGTGCCGGCCGACACGGCAGACGGAACGAATACAAACCACAGCGCACGTTCGAGCAGGCCGATATTGGGCGTCTTCTGCCCAAGGTCTACAGCCTTCGTCGTAACCGCAGCTTTGAAGTCCTGCTTCTCGGCGAGTACCAATTCATAATCAATCATGGTTCCCTCCTTATGCGAGCTTCTTGGTGTAAGTCGGAAGGACCGTCAGCGGCACCTTGTGGACAGCGATGCCGTCCCAGTTGAGCACCTTCTTGCCTGCGACGGTATCGAACGTCAAGTTGACGTTCGGCTTAGCCGTGATCTGCAGACGCAGGGCTGAGCGGAGCTTCTGGTTCATATAGATGCCGCAGCCCGGAAGCACATCGCCCGGCAGGCCTTCCGTCGCAAGCGTAAGCGCCGTAATGAGGTCGTATTCCCCAGAAAGCGCCTTGTTGACCGGCACATTCGCAATACGCACAACCTGCGCCGGGTCAGGCACTGCAAGGCCCATGTACCACTTGTACCAAGTACGGTCCACCTTGAATAGGCGGTTCTTCGGATCGCGGGCGTCCACGTTCTGCTCAAAGTTCTGATGCAAACCGGCCACGCCGCCTTCCGGATAGATCAGGTGCACCGTGTTCGTGCCCCAGTTCACAAGCCAGAGGTCGGCATACACGGCGTCTTCGACGCCGGCATCGATGACGTGTTCGTCGTCGATCTTGTTGTAGCGAGCTCCGAGCCCGTCGAATTCAAACGGATCGCGCTTCTTAGACGCATTGAAAATGCGCTCGGCGGTTGAGTGCGCGAGACCGCGAACAAACGCCTTGTCCTGATTGGCACGCCAACGTGCAGAGTCCCCGTTCTGACGAACGATCTCTACGTCGATTTCGTTGTATGTTTCGATCATGCAGGTGTCGTCCTGCACAACCTTAGAGGCAGCCTTCTCGGCGGTTACGCCCATGTTGTAGCCGCGGGTCTGACCAACCGGGTACTTCGTGATGACCTGAGTTTTGTTGACTTGGCCGCTGTTGCACTTGATGATCGGCGCCGAAGCAAAAAGCGGCTCCGTGTCTTCAATCGTGTGCACGACCTCTAGCTGAACGCCTTTCAGGCCTGCGACCTGGGCGTACTCAGCAAGCGTGTAGCGATTGTCAGTAGACATTCACTTATCTCCTTAAGGACGCATGCCCTTGTAAAAATCGTCAGAGCCGCTCCGATCGTCTGACGAACCCGCCGAGGTGATGAATTTCCCCTCGGAACGTTCTTTGTTAAGGCGGTAGAAAAACCGCAAAACTTCCGGATGCGAGTTGAGCCCCGTCTTCATGAGCACTTCTCGAAGACCTTCCGTCGTCGTATCCATGTAAGTGCGGTTAATACTTTTCAGATTGGCCTTAAAAGCTGGGCCGCCAAACTCCGGATCCCCCTCAGACTGAGCCGCCCATTCCTTGCGCATCTGCGCGTAGTGCTGCGTCATCGCAGGCGCCATTGCTGACACAACCTTCTGGGCAGAGGCTTGTGAGAGGTTCAGCTCTTTGGCCACTTTGCCGAAGGCATCGAGCATGTCGCCGGACAGCTGCACCGGGCTCTTCTCGTCGGCCTCAAACTTGTAGCCGTCTTCCGGTGCGCCAAGGATGCCGCCGCCGTTCGGATCTTCGTCCGCAGGATCCTGCCCCAGAAGGCCGGGGCCGCCCAGTCCCTGAGAAGCGTCGTCTGAGCCCTTATCAATTCCCAGAGCACGTGAATCCTTGGGCTCAGACGACGGATTGGTGCCGCCCGCAGAGGGAGAACCCGTCGGGATGCCCGCTGCGGGTTCGGTCGTTGCAGACACAGGAGCCGCAGCCTGCTGGCCCGCTCCTTCACTCGTGGCGGCGTTAATTTCATCAGCCATCGCGTTATTCCTTACCTAAATCACGAACGACGGCGTCGCAGAGGTTGACATCTGCGTCACCCATCGTGGCTAGCAATCGAAGACCCACATTGCGTGAACCTTCGCGAAACGCCGTAGCGAGCGCGTCGCCCGGCGTGTAAGAGAGCTGGTAGAGCCGTGTCATCTCGAGAATGCAGCGCAAAACACGCATGCCCTCCGCCGTCTCCATCACGCGCACGAAGTCCAAGCGGCGCTCTGCTTCACGCTGCTCACGGAGCTTCTGCGCTTCCTCTTGCTTGAGCTGTTCGTGCTCAAAATCGTCAACGTGGTCGTTCGTCATATTGCGTTGATTCTACCGTAAAACACAACATACGGTGTTCATAACTATATTGAACACCATATGTAGTGTTGGTAGGGCGCGAGACGTGATGGCCGGAGCACACCGCTCACGCCTCGCTTTTAGTAGCCCTGTAAGCTCTGAATCGACCCGACATTCGGAATGCCGGGGTTTGTCGCCTGCATGTTCTTAACGACTTCGCTCATCTGCATGGCCTGCGCCATCTGAGCCTGCTGCGCCTGCTGCTCCTGGCGAGCCGCGCGCATCTTCTGCACGTCCTCGGGGGCACGCAGGATATCTGGGTCAACGCCCTGAGCAATGGCCCGCTTCTGCATGAGCTTGTCCAGATCGACGTTGTCCACGATCGTCTGGTCAAAATTGGCGATTGAGAACGCGGTAGAAAGGTAGCGGTCTTCGGCCGTGATGCCCGCCGAACGAAGCGCCTGCACAAGAATGGATTCGAACGTCACTGTAACGCCCTGCATGCCCGAGGGCATGGGGCTAAGTACTTTGGCCTTCTCAAGCGCATAAAGCCCCATACGAATGAGCGGACGCAGAAGCTCCCCGTTCAAGCGCTGAAGCACTGGGCCCAGAAGCGCCATGCGCTCCTGCACAACCTGATCGACCTCATAAGCCGTTCGGTTGGTGCGGGGCGTAGACATAATCGCCGTGAACAGGTCTTTATAGAAATACTCGTTGATCTTCTGACGGGAATCCTGAATGTCCGCAAGAAGGTGTTGGAGGTTGACGTTCACCTGCTTAGCGGGGTACGCCTGCTGAGGCGTGCCGCCGTCGGGATAAAACGAAATGCCGCCGGGCGTGAAATCGAGCTGATGGTTCTCCATCGAGGCGGGATAGATCATCGCCGGATTCGTAAGCTCATCGATGCCCTGACGTTTGCGCTTTGTCTCAACCTGCAGGCCTTTCACCTCACGAAGCGCCTTCATGCCGGGCGACGTTCCGTAGACTGAACCGCCGTGAATCTCCCATCGGGGGCACAGCCCCGGGAATGTTGAGAAGCCTTCTTCAAGAAGCGGAGTGCTCGACCCGGAGCTTCGCCCGTCGTTCTCATAGGCCTCTTCAAAGTAAACAGACACCCACGGGAAGTTGCGGTTGTCCTTCTTCTTCGGGTCGTAGCCGTCACGCGGGAAAATGCCGTGAATAACCTGAAAGCGCTGATTCCGCTTACGGTCGTCCGTCAGGCATTCCCTCACGCCGGAGGAGACTTTTTCTCGCCCGAACTGCTCAACCATCTGCTCGGCCGTCATACTGATCCGGCGGAAAACGGTATTCACTCGGTTCTCGTAATCTTCGGCAATCCAGTACTCACCCACCGTCATCGGGAACAGATGGATAACGTCGTCGGACTCAGATGGAAGCGCAATGATGCACGCCGTGCCAAAGACGGCCAGTTCCTCATACGCCTGAATCAGCGCCGGGTAAACGTTGGAGCGCAGGAACACCGTCTGCAAAAGCTCCGTCGTCTGAGAAAGCCACTGGCGATTCTCAAAGCGCTCATCAGCCTCGGGGTCCCCCGTCGTCAGACGGAACCACGGACGGGCGGGGGAAGTGATGCCGCCCAGCAAGCCGGCCGCCAAAGCCCCCGCAGCGTCAGTCGCAGAGGCATCGTAAACGAACGTCCACGGGTCCGCCGCCTTGGCCGACTGCGTGGAAGAAGCCTCAAATCGCCCGGAGTCGGGAAGGATATATCGGGCGAGGTCACGGTATCGCGCCTCGTACGGGGAGCGCTGATCCTGCAGGTCCCGGAACCGCGCCCGGACCTTGTCCATATCCACGGCCATGTCTTATCGTCCCAAAAGACCGCCTGCGCCAAGCGTTGCACCTCCGGTGCCGGCTCCGCCGCCCGTGATGTTCGCCGTGCCGAAGCCGCCCGTGTTCTGGTTCAACAAGGCGCCGACATCGGCTGTATTGCGGTTCTGGCGGTTAAAGTTCTGCTGATCCTGCAGCTCGGCCTGCCGCATCGCTTCGGCCTGACGCTGGTTGGCCGCCTCGGCACTCCTGGCCTGGCGGCGCTGCTGATTCATTTGATACCCGGTGCTCGCGGCGTTGAGCACGAAAGCACCTACACCCACCCAAGACATAGTCATTCCTCTTCGGATACGCGAAGAAGTCGTGACGGATCGGCAACTGCCTCCCTCTCGGCTTCCTCTATGGTCTTCGCGTTGGTCGCGAAGAACGCGGTTATGTATGTGTCTTTGAGTGTCCTAAACACCGCTTGACGGCGTTGTGCTCCGGCTAGAACCTCATATCCCTGAATTCTAACGGCTTTATCGGTATCTGTTAGCAAACAGTCGCCAGAGATGACAATGACTGTCGGAACCATTACTTGGTTCGATACGAAAAGAACGCCCGCCGGAACAAAAGCCGTGCGGGCATAACACCCGGCATGAAGTACGTGACTGATGCGAATGCCCGCGTCGTCGGGCGCAACCGCGGCCATCTCATCCATCAGCGCCTCCATGCGGGCGTGCTGGGCGTCAGTCACTGAAGGCACTATATATGGTTGTAACTTACTCATGCAACAACTATATATATATTTTGCGCATGACGGGCGGATTTCAGCTTTGCAAGCATCCGGTCAAAATCACTGCCGGTTTGAGCCGAAAAAAGCACAACCGCCGCTCCCGCCGCTCTCGCGGCCTTGCGAAGCGCAAGCATCAGCTGAACCCCCGTCGAGGGGGGCGCAAGTTCGCTCGTATAAAGCGCGTCCACCATGCAGGTCTTCGCACCGGTGTGAGGAGATGCGGCGACAAAAAAGCAGGCCAGTCCTAGCGTACGGTCGCCGTCCGATGCAACAAGCAGCGTGGCAGCCCCGGCGTCCGTGCACTGCTCGTAGTAGCTTCGCAGCACGCCCGGTCCGGCCATCTCGGGATACGCCATCGCCTGATACTCCATCTCGAATCGCCCCCAGTCCGGGCGTGCAAAAAGCTGCTGAGCCGTCATTTTCTCGATCGTTACCATGTGTCCTCCCGTTCAAGTGCAGTGGTGGGGTCCATATCGCTTGTGCGTCGCCAAGATTGCCGACGCCCCGATTCAATATCGTCGGGTACGAGATCAGCCATCTCGTCGGCGAAAGTAAGCGAAAGCGCATCGGCGTGGTCAGGTGAACATCCGATTCGATCCTTCAGATCCTTCTTGCGCTCGAGCACCATCTGCTGGCGATCGTTATATGAGAACTCCGGCGAGATAAGCTCCATCTGCAAATCGTCGTTCTTCGGCAGACAGCCGTCGCCAGTGATGAGCCACGCTTTCATGCGCCCCCACATCTCAATGCGCTTGTTCGCATAGACATTTGACTTCTGAGCTTTGGTGCCGAAGTCAACGGGGTAGTACCGGACACGAGGGTCGTTGTACTCATACCGCAGCCAGTCCCATACTGACGCGCCGACGCCCGCCCGGTCAAAGTAGACGCGGACTTCACGGAATTTCAAAGTATCAAGCAGATAGCCGCAGTGGGCGGCCAACGCCTGCCCGACCATTGGGCCGTCAAGCTTGCGGACTTCCTTAAGAGGAATACTGGCCGCATCGCGGCCGATGCGGGTGGCGATCACCGAAGCGTCGTCGCCAAAGCGGGCAATGTCCAAACCCACAATGGCGCGCTTAAACGAGTTGCCGCCAACCCCTGGCGCTTCGCGGCTCATCGCGGCTTCAACGGCAGAAGTGGGGATAAACTGCACTGACGCGTTGTCAGGAAACTCACCTCGGACACGAACTTTGAAGAAGTCCGAATCCTCTCCATAGACCTCAGCCCACTCGGCAATCTGCTTTTTATTTGGCAGCTGCGCGTTGCGGCTGTCTACTTTGAACGTATGCCACCGGGCGGCATCACGATGAAAGCAGTTGTAAAAGCCTCCTGATGCCCGTGTTGGGTTGCCGAATGCAATGATCATCGGTTCACCGTCGGTCAGGCCGCCTTCCGCCACTTCCCAGATTTTGTCTGGGATGCCTGACGCTTCGTCGAAGATATAGAAAGACGTAGAACTTGCCGCATGCTGGCCCGCGAAGGATTCTGAGTTTTCCTCTTTCGATGTCTGCGCCGCGCAGGCCCAGCCTTCACGAGATTCCTTGGCATACATCCGCATCGAACCGCGGCCTTGCGTGACCTCAAACCAATGCCCTGTCAGGCAGTCCTTCTGCATCGAGGCAATCTGCGCCCACGTCTTCGCCTCAAGCTGAGGCATGGTGGTTGCGGTAATCGTCCCCTTACAGTTAGGGCGCGTCGTCATAATCCACAAGACCACAACCGCAACTGTAAACGTTTTCCCAACGCCGTGACCTGACGACACCGCTATGCGTAAGGGGCCAACCGCCTTCGCCCCATCAAAGTCGTTTGCCTGAACCTGCGCGTTTATATCTTCAAAAATGTCATAAGCCCAGTCGTCCAAACCGAACTCGCAATTCGGAAAACGCTCACGCCAACGGGGGCAGCCGCGGACTACGTCATAGCCCGGAGTACCCCAAGGGAACGCTTCGACGGCGAAAAGAATAATGTCTTGCCGCCACGCGTTCACTCGTTCGATTAGCCAGTCGTCCGCACGTTTAACTCTTTTCAATCTTGATCTCCGTCGAATGAACAAGGATTGGCGGAAGCCACTTGGTTACGTAGTAGCGTTCCACCACCGTGCACGAACCTACTTCTGGTCGTGCATCATTCCTCATCATCGGTCCCCTCTCGCAATTTATAGTTGGCAACATTTTTCAAGCCCTTGCCGCCGGAGCGAAGCTCAAACCCCTTCTTCTCCCGCAAGTACCGGGTAAAAGACGCTTGGTCGTAACGGAGACTGTCCGGCACAAAACGATCCTGAATAAACGCCTTCCAACTAAGCCAAAACTCTTTCGTCTTCTGCCGGCTCTTAAGACACAGCTCGTACTCGGCATTAGTAATCGGCTCGCAGCACGCAGAGACCCACTCCGCTACAACATCTAAGTCAGCGCGGTAGTGCTCTAACTCACGGCGCATGGCCGCTGTCTGCTTCAGTCCAACCACCAAATAATCTCGTGAGCCGGCGAGCATCCAGTTCAAAACCCCGGAGGACTCCGCCGCAAGAATCTTCTTAACAAGCTGCGGATCCCGTTCATCTTCTGTAACGCGATAGTTGAATCTCACAATGCGCAGACGCCGGCTCATGCCTTCGGATAAATCGGTGCACCTCGGCATGACATTTGTCTGAAGCAAAATATTCCATGTGGTCTTAAAGGTCGTGTACTCCGCATACAATCGGCGGGCGGTAAACGTCTGCTCGCCCGTAAGAGCCTTAATCTCCCCCGCACGAAGCCGGTCGCCGTCATCGAGCTCCGCACAGATCGCCAGGCGACAACCATTAAGCCGTGCCAAATCCGGCTGCGCGCCGCCGGCTGACCGGGCAATACTTCTCGCTGTAGATACCAATGTGCCCTTTTCGATTGCAATGGCGTATTCGCCGAGCACATCTTTGAGCACGTCGCAGTACACCGACTTGCCGTTGCCGCCGGAGCCGACAAAGATATGCAGAAGCTGCTCCTCGGGGGAGCCAAACAGAATGTAGCCGGCATATCTCTGCAGATACTTAGCAAACTCAGGATCCCCCGCGGACGCCTGCTCTATGAACCGTTCCCACATTGGGCACTTCGCATCAGGGTCAAAACGGACGTTCGTGTGCCGACGGAGGCGTAGCTCTTTGTCCGGGCCAAAAAACATACCTGTTTTCAGATCGATGTATCCGTTGGCTACGGAAAGCACACCCGGTGTCTGATCGAAGTCGGAGCTTTGCCGCCTAATAGCAGGGTCTTTCAAGATGTACTCGGTAAGCACCCCCCGCACAAAACCCGGCTGATTGACAATACGATTATGAAGTTTCACCCACGGGTCTTTAGCGTACGCTCTTTCCGCCTTTGCATCCTGCGGCATCGGCGGCAGATGCCTGCGAGTATGCGCAGCCATAATCTTGTACGCCATGGCATGCAAGTTGGTACGCGGCTTCTCTTCCGGGGCGGACGCACCGTCAATCTCCCCGACATCGTCCTCGACATAGCGCATTCCGTTCCAATGAAGCGCGCGCCCTTCATCGCCCAGATAATAGATCTCGTCCGCTAACTCCAGTCTCACCTTTGCCGCCAAGCCCTCTGAGGTCGGTTCTTCTGCACGAAGCGCCAAATCCTCCGCCCCAAGGGACCTAACCGCTTTAATCAGCGTACGCAGCGTCACCGCGCGCCCGCCGGTGTTGCGTCGTAAGGACTCATATGTGCGGCGCACATCGTCGATCCCCTTGTACTTCGGCGACTTACTGCTGGCTTCGTCAAAAAGCTGAAGCCCGATTTCGGGCGCATCACGGTACTGGTGCGCGAGCATCGCACCAAGCTGAACCCACGATTCACGCGTATCTACATCCCATTTAGCCCGACTGATAAGCTCACGCACACGATCCGGGGTCATGCCGGGCAGAGGAGCCTTATCGCTCAGTACCTCCGCAAGCTCATCCTCCTGCGTAGCCAACTCGGCCGAAATAGCCCCGCCAGAAGAAAGCAGCGAGTACGCCGGCTCCGCTGAAACCATCTCTTCAAAGATGCGGATGATGCTGCGCAAATCGTCCGGCGTCAGAACTGGCAGGTCCTGCGCATAGATATCCGCGATCGTCTGCCCAAGAGCGAAGGGAGAGTCGGCCTTCCACTCATAGCACTTTCGAGTTTCAGGGTGCCAGCCAAACACCAAAGCCTGGCAAGACGCCCCCAAAATCTCTAAGCGTTCGGCGTCAATATGCCCGCCCTGTTTTCGCGCAGCAGCAAGCTCCTCCGGAGACAACGCCGTGTAGGACTTAGATGTGACCTTGCCGATGCGGGCGCTGCACCGGCAAATTATCATCCACTTCGGCGCGCGGCCAACGCGAACGGGCAAATCGAAAAGCGCCGGATACTCCTTATACAGACGCAGACGAAAAGCCTCGGACAGCCGCTCGCTGAGCAGATCGCAGTCAAGCGCGATAACGTTCTCTTTGCAGTGCTTAAAGAGCAGGTTCACGCCTGCGGTCGCCGGCGCCAGCTCAAGCTCTTCGATGGACTTCGGCTTGTCCTGCCAGCTGGCCTCCACCGGATACTTCGACCATTGAGGCGACAACTGAACCGCGTAGCCGTGTTCAACCATCTGCACGCCGAACTGCTTAGGGATGCTGATCACGGCTGTCATTCCTCACCCCCCGTAGCGGCGTCATACTCTGCGAGCAGGGCTCTCACTTCTTCTATGCGTTGGGAAAGCGCGATACGAAGTGCGTCACACGCCGCATAGTTCGTGCAACTTCCGGCACTATTATGGCGAAGCCGACAGACGGTCACACGGTGCAGCCCGGCTATTTTCGCAATTTGCCCGTCTGTAAGACCAAGGTTTTTTAAAAGATTAATACACTCCCGAGGGGTGTAGAGTCGGCCGCTCATGCGTTTGTGCTCCATAAAAGGATTTAATAGGTGCGCCAACTATTGTAGCAGTTCGTAGCGTCATTATCGAGGAGATGCGAATAACGGTCACCTCGATCTATAATTGCTACAAAGGTGTTCACACAAAGGAACGCACTATGGGCCACTACTTCTTCAACAACTTATACGGCATCGCCTACGAAAACAGCCTCTCCATCCGCGGGATCTCCGACAAATGCGGTCTGTCTCCGTCCACGCTCGCCCGGTATGTCAAGCGTGGCCCAGACGGAAAAATCAAGCCGGAAGTCATGCGCAAGGTCGCCGAAACGTTCGGTCTACCGCCAGACAAGATCGATACCGAATCTCTTGTCACGGATCCGTATGCACAAGAACGCATCGATGGTTTCCGAACGCAGGAAGAACTGCAAGCGCTAGCCGAAGGGAAGCGACTCGTCCCTTTAGTTGATGACGCCGGCGTGCGCAGCATGCCTGACGACGGGTGGTCTCCGGGCGATAACGAAGAGTTTGAAAGCACCCCCGGGGCCTTTGAACTGGCTTTCATTTATCCGCCGGCGGGGTACCACAGGGAGCCTTCCGATGTACTTTTTGCCACGCGGCTTGAGACCGCTGCCTGCGGCATCCCCGCGAAGGCAACTGTCTATGCAGTAAAAAACAGGGAGCCAAGCCCGGGTAATCTAGTGCTCACAGATTCCGCTAGTGACGGCAGCGCCGATCCACTCAAAGGGCTCTGGCTCGCCGTCCGGCAATACGTCATCTCTCTGGGGGATGAAGGCCACGCGGTATCTGACGGGAACGCCGGCAGCCCCGGCGAAAAGGTAGACAAAATCTACGGCGTCGTTGTAGCTTGGACCGTCGTCCTGCAGCAATAAACGAAGGCCCCACCGGTGATAAAACCGGCAGGGCCTTCGAGTGTCTCACTGAGGAAAAACAGTTTGACGCAACCAATTCTATACGATTGGCCACCTGACGGGAATCGAACCCGCTTTCCTCCTAGCCCTCCCGCCTGTACTTCAGGAGTGCTGCGAACTTTACAGCTCACTTCGGCCGTCTTAACCAATAGACGATCGGTGGTACCTGCACGATTTAGCGTCCTGCGCAGCTGACGTCAGCTCTTGACTTCGATGTCCTCGATCGGCTCCGCAGACCGCGTGCGCTGACGCGCCGCAATAATGCGGGAGGCCAGACTCTCGTCCGTCTTCACCTCGAGCTTGTCGCCGTACTTCTCCGGCGCCCACTTCTTCGCAATGTCGAGCCTTGTCGTCACTGCGAGCTTGCGGGCATAGATGGCGTCGGCGCGCCGAACGTCCTTGCGCTTGAGCTGACCTTTCCCGTCGAAACTGAGGAACACCTCCTCCACAATCTTCGGGTTCTCGGAAATCTCGAGCGCCTCTTCGATCAGCGCGTCTGCCCCCAGCTTCTTCGCCTCCTCATAGTCCTCGGACCACTCCGGGTCACGACGGATCCATTCGTTCAGCGTCGAACGCGAAAGGCCTACGGCTTCGCCAAAAAGCTGCATCGTCCCGCCTGCCGCCACGAAGGCCTGCAGCGCCGCCCGAAGTTCGGGGGACTTGGCAGGCGCTCCGTCCGGTCTGCGCGGAAGCGCATCCAAGACGGACGGCGGAACACACAACTTTCTCGAAATCGCTTCAAGCGCGGCCAGGTTTCTGCGAATTCCGCGTTCACCCGGCTCCCGCTTGCGCGGTTTCCAACTGCGACGATCCCACTCCGAATTCGGCGTCGGATCCTTCGCCCATTTTGTTTTCGACTTTGTTGGCGGATACACATCCGGCCGAACTTTGACGATCTTCGCCACTACCCCGTCGGGCAGCTTCTCGGGATCGTACTCTGCGCCAATAACACCGGCCAGACCTTGGGCGCCGGACGGGGCTCCGGCAAAAAGGCTTTCCTCAGCAGGCTCAGCGTCTGTAGCGGCATATGCGGGCTTCGTGGCTGGCTTGCGGGAGCTTGGCATGGTCCTCGACCGTGTGGTTGACGAAATCTTTGTCGCAAATATAGCACACAAAACGCACACTGCAAGTTCGGTACGTTCCGCGACTGCTGGCGGGGAATTAAAAATTCCCTAAAAATTTTTTGAAAAATCAAATAGAGCATGGAACATGTAATAGTTTGTAACTTAGTTCCCGTCGTTTAAAAAAATTCCAAAATTTTTGCACCCCCTTCCCGGGGCGCGGCGCCGCGGGTTTTTGGCCCCGGGGGTCTCGAGCGCCGCATCTCTGCGCCGTTCGATATCGAACCGAACGGGCTCCGGTGGGTTTCGACAGCGCAGGTGCGCAAATCCGCCGCATAGGCGGATGAATTTCGCTAGCTCATGCGGCCGGCGGCCGGCCGACTTGAGTTTCATACAGTTTCTCTCATACAGCTACGAACTAAACACATGTTTATTTAGCCGGCAAAATACCTGCGCGCCGGTTGCCGAGAACGCCTGCGGCAGTAGCGAAGACCCCACGTCGTGGACGCGCTCGAAGGCCTTCGGAAGGGCAGCAAAGGCCTTCGATAGGCCGGTAAAGGCCGCTGCGGACACGCTCCAAGGCCTTCGGGCCGCCCCGGACACGCTCCAAGGCCTTCGGGCCGCTGCGGACACGCTCCAAGGCCTTCGGGCCGCCCCGGCCGCACCAGCTGGCTGCGTACTTCCACGGGACGGCCGCACCAGCTGGCTGCGTACTTCCACGGGACGGCCGGCATCAGCCACGCGGGCGCAGCTATCCGCGCGGGCGCAACTATCCGCGCGAGGGGGTTGGGGGTATTG